GAACTATCTGGAGTAAACTTCATTACTGAATCAGGATTGATTCAGAATCTAGAGCTATCTACAGGATTATTCTCCGAACTATCTGGAGTAAACTTCATTACTGAATCAGGATTGATTCAGAATCTAGAGCTATCTACAGGATTATTCTCCGAACTATCTGGAGTAAACTTTGTATCCAGTGCAGGAATATTTGATAATTTAAATTTAAACGGCTTTGATGTAGAAGAAAGGTTAGATGAATTAGAAGGTTCATTATCAAGCATAGACTTTAGTTCTGGTATAGTTATATCTGGACACGTTACAGCCTCAAACGAAGCTGCTGTATTCTGCAAAACTTTTGCGTCTGGAGAGCAATATTTAAGTAATGCGAATCAACTTAATATTAATTTTACAGGGCAATTATCTGAAGGATCTTATGACTGGAGATCTTTCAGTGAAGATAACTCCAGAAACACATTTAACGTAGAAGAACAAGGCTATTATGATATTGATTTTAGTTGGAAATATAACTCTGGGGAATATGTAGGAGATATTTTAAGCTCTAATAGCCTCGTATACAAAGTCAACAAATTAACAAATTTTCAAGAAATATTAGGAACCGATGTCAAATTTAAAACAGATGCGGCATTTATCGAAGAGTATAGTGGAGCATATTCTTCAGCATTAAATCCAGTAATTAACATTAAAAATGTATTTCTTACCCCTGAAGAAGAAATATACGCAGTAGCCAGTCATTATTCAGCTAATACAGGAAAATTATATAAAATATCTACAGAGGAATTTGATACATACATAAATATAGAAAAAAAGAATTCTCCAGCAAGCGGAGTTTTTACTTTTGAGCAGTTACTTGACACTCCAGAAAGAATAGAAGATGGCGCCGGAAAATATCTTAGGGTATCCAAAGAAGGTACTTCAATAGAATACTCCGAAGTGGTAGAAGCTTCGGGAAGTATATTTTCAAAAGCATCAATATTAGACGGTCAATTCATTAATAATCAATCAGGCGCAATATTAAATTTTAATGGACAATTATCTTCGGGCTCAAAAAATTGGCTGCACGAAGGACAGTATAACACTCTAAGAGCTAGCGATTCAGCATTCTATGATATAGATTTTGAATGGACTTACAAAGAAGACCAAAACTTAGGATCAATACTTAAATCTACCGCTAATATATATAAGAAAAATATATCTACAAATCAAACAACTTATCTAGGTTCGGATATAAGATTTAAACAAGATAGTGAATTAGTCGAAGAGTATAATTCAGCATATTCATCAATACTAAAACCTCAAGTTAATATCAAAAACGTTTTTTTAACTCACGACGATTACATCGTGGCAGAAATAGAACATTTTTCTACAGATACAGGACAATTCTCTATATCATCTAATCCAAATGATACATACTTAAATTTAGAAAGGAAAGTTAATACTGCCGGAGCTTCAAACTTTTTAGATTTACTCGACACCCCCACTTCATTCATTAGTGGTAGTGGTAAATTTTTAAAAGTTTCCGACGACGAAAAATCTTTAATTTTAACCGACGAAATAAAAGCTAGTGATATATCCGGCTCCATAACTGGATCAGTAGATAGATACGACTTAAAAGAAGCTTTTGAAATAGATGAAAATGGAGATATTATACCAAGTAACGAAAAAGAAATATCTGATACGATGTGGATATTAAAGAATGAAACTGATATAGAATTAAGAGCTAATATCTGGAGATATAATACCGGACCGGAAGCATTTACAGATGATATATCATTTTAGTATAATTTGTGTAATATAAGTAATGGCTACAAGAAATTTAGTTCCAAGAAATAGCGGAGAAGGCGGAGTCGGTCGATTAGGCAAGCCCTGGGCTACAGGTTATTTTGACAATTTATTCATTGGAGATTTAGAATTCTCAATGGATCAAAATTTAACCACTCAAGATTCCGTGGAATTTGTAAGCGGTAATTTCATTAGTGGCTTAACCCTAAATGGAGTAGATGTAGCCGGTTTAGGAACGTCTGTCTCACAAGTACAATCTGGAGCAGCAGAATTTGTTTTCTTTTCTGATGTACTTGATAATATAGGCGTTACAAATAAAACTTATTATAATACGCCTGATCCAAACTTATATTTATCTTCTGTAGAAGTTACTACTGCAGAAAATTTAAGGGTTGAAATGCAATGGGATGGACCCAATGATGACTATATGGGATCGGCTTACATTGAAGGTCAACAAATACCTTTTAGCAATATACAGCAACTAGGAAATAATACAAGAAGATTTATTGGATTTATAGATAACTTGAATATAGAAGGTAAGACTCAACTAAGCGGAGAAGCTAATGGTAGAACAATCATAATACCCCTATCCGAAGCAGGAGGGGGTCCAGAAGCTGTAGATATAAGAATTGACCCAATAACTGCCGCAACGCCTAAACCAGGGGAAAACATAGGGTCAACTCATTTAAAACAAGGAGATTCCTTAAATGTATACGTAGACTTTGACACAAATGATGTTAGTTCCATTAAAGTTTTAGGTTCAGGTTTAGCTCAACAAATAAATTTCGCCAATTACAGTTTAGCAGAATCAAATGGCGTGTTTACGGCCACAATACCAATAACAGTCTCAAACGAATCCAATGGTTCACACGGAGTAGCAGTACAAGCCGTAAACGCCTTTGGCTCAACTGGAGATGTAATATCATCTGAAGTTTTTGCTCACGGTAGTGGAACTAGAGATGTCGATCAAATTTATCCATCAATATCTGCAAGTAATCCAACTTCATATAATGGTAGAACGGATGGTTTAAGAGAAGGAGAATCCACAACTTTTAATAATAGTATATCTAATTGGAATAGTTCATCTGATTTAGTTTCATATACAACAAGTAATGATATTTCAATCACCGATCCTGCAGTTTTTCAATCGGTAAAAACAGTAGATTACGTACAAGGAATATACAATAATTCAAACAATATAACAATTTCTGCTTCTAAAACTTCAAACGGAGCAACAGACACAGATAGTATAAGAGTTAAAATTGCAAACGGGCCGCAAATAACTGGATCCTCCTTACAGTCAATAGCTTCCTCAGCTACTTCTCCGCATTCAATTGGTACTTCTGAAATTAAAGCTGGAGACACTGTGCAATCCGAAATCTTTATAGATGGTAAAGGTACATCGATAAACAATATTTCTCTTTCAGTTAGAAATGAAGGTGTATCTAACGGATCACAAACTTCCTACTCATCAAGCTACTCTAAGACAACTCTTTCAGACGGAAGCTATAAATTTACAGTTCCTATTAATGTATACGGTTCAATAGGATCTTCGACCAGAGACGGAAGTCAACCTGCAGCATTTATTGCAAGAAATAATTTTGGAACACTGAGCGATAAGTTCACAACATCAGATACTGCCACATTAAATAACGGATCAGTACCGTATTTAAACTTGTTAGGAATAGATTACCCGATTAATCAAAGTGCATTAAAAAATTCTGAATCTGCCACTATCAATTTCGAAAAAAATAACGTAGACACTCTTTATATAGATGATAACAATTTAGGTGGATCTGGTGAATTAAACTTCTCTACCAATAGTCAATTTGATAATGAATTAGAATATTATGGAAATTGGGTAGTTAGGCAGTTATTAAATCAACCTGGAGGATATGTAAGGGTTACTATGACTGGGCCTTATGCAGGAGCTTATACACATCTTAGGTTGAACATCATAAATTACGGAGGTACTGCATCTATTTCTACCTCTGGTACTACACTTATAGTTAATTATCCAAAGCGCCAAAATGGATGGCCTTATAATGGGCCAATTATAAATTTTATTAACAGTCAGCCAAACTTATCTGCAGTGGCTTCATCTGGCGTAAACTTAAATCATAGCGGGTTACAACCTACTTCGGGTAGTACGCAAACCGTAAGCATTAATACTACACCCCAGCTTAGTTCAAACGGATACGCTTTAGTTAAAAAAGAGGTTTTTAGATTAGGCGGTTCATATAATATATCTGTTAATAATTTCATCTTATCAGGAACGAAAACATCAAACGGTATAACTATCGAACGTCAAGATATAGTAAATATAGCAAACACACCACTGACTTTATCAATAAATAATTTAGCTTCAAAATTATCAAGCTCACCATCAGGAATATCAGATCAATTTTATCTTCAAAGTTCTCAGCTAATGCTGAATAGCCCAACTTTAAGCCTTGATTCGTCTCAAAGCAATCAACCTGTTCTTGTCATCAATAGTTCAGGAACAGGAAAAACGAGTAATTCTTATACAATTACAGTTTCAGATTCTAATACAAAAGGAACTTTCTCATGGAGTATTACCGCAACTAATTTAGCAGGAATTACAACAAATTCAATTTCAAGCAACCCAAATTATACGCTCGCAGGATTTTCCTCTAGAACAATTAATGCTTCCCCGAATAGCTTAGGAGCGGGTTTAGCAGATATAGGAACCACTGTTTCAAGTACTAGCGATATAACTTTTGAAAATATCTCCGAAGGAGGTACAGCACCAAATGGCGGAACAATATATACCTATCAATCTTATTCTGATGGTATACAGCTAGACAATTCTTATGATGTAAATAATAAATTTACAATATGCAATTCTAGTGGACTTACGGACTCAGATGGAAGTTTTGTTTTTAATTTAGATAAGTTAAATAGATCAGCAAATACCTCGACATCTAATCCAGCAAGTTTTGTAATTTCGGAAAATTAATTGTGTAAATTAAGTCAATGAAAGTTTTATTGACAGCTAATTTTGAAAACGGGCTTTTTAGTAATGGTTTGCAGCAAAATATTGTATTTTTATCTGAATTATTAATTAATTTAGGATTCAATCCTATTATTGCAGTAAATCATGACATAGATAAATGTGTTGATCCTCCATGTGATATTTTAATTATTGAAAAAAATGAAATCCTAGATTATTGTGATGATTTAGCTTTTGTATTAAATACTGCCTGGCTAATAGAATCTTCCACGATCTCATTAATGAGGCAAAAAAATAAAAGTTTTAAAAATATTCATATAGTTTATGGCAACGGAATGCTAGCCGATATAGAAAGATGTAGTTGGCAGGACCACTTAGCAATAGATAATGAAACCGCTGACGAAGTTTGGATATCTCCCCATTATAAATTTTCCTACAATTACTATAAAACGTATTATCATACGGAAAAAATATTGGAATTACCTTATATCTGGAGCCCTAAATATGTAGATATTCATGAAAAAATATGGAATAAAATAAACAAAACATGCTACTACAAGCCAGGAGAAGAGAAAAATATTGGTATACTCGAACCTAATTTAAACATAACTAAGCACTGCCTCCCTTCAATTATGATAGCGGAGGAATATTTTTCAAATATAAGTAAAGAAGATTTCAACAAAATATCTGTTTATTGCGCATCAAAGTTTTTAGATAAAAAATACTTCAAATCTTTAATGTGGAAACTCAACATTACAAAAGAAAATAAAATTGAATTCAAGCCGAGAATAAAAGTAACCAAAATATTCACAGGCTTATCCAATATATTTATCTCCAACCAACTACTAAATGCCTTGAATTATACTTATCTTGAAGCATTACATTTTAATTTTCCATTAGTTCATAATTCCAATATTATTAAATCAGCAGGATATTATTACCCTGATTACGACACTAAACTTGGAAGTAGAGCTTTAGAACTAGCCCTAAACTACCACGATCAAAACCTGGAATCTTACAAAGAAAACTCTAGAAAAACAATTTACAAATATTCACCCAAAAATCCACTTGTTATAGAAAAATATAAAAAATTATTGTCATGAAAATAGGAATAACCCTCGATATGTCGGTCGCCTTCTGGGCGAACGGGATGCAACAAAATATAGTCTTCTTGTACGAAATGATACAAAGATGCGGCCACGAATGTTTCTACATTACATATAAAAAGCCATTACATAAATTAAAAAAAGATCATAAAGGCATGCTATTAGATGACTTATTATCTGACGATAATGAAAGCCTAGATCTAATAATAGTAGCTGGATTTGATTTACTGCCAGAAATGTACGATAAATTTAAATCTAGAAACAAAAATTTCAAGACAATTTTGGTTCATTTTGGCAATAAATTAATGGACGACATACATCACTCCTTATTAGATAAAAGCGCAAAGCTTCCATTAGAAAAGCCAAAATATCTAGATCAAATTTGGATGTCCCCGCAACATGAATTTGCAAAAAACTATATTAAGACATATTATAATTTTGAAAAAGTTATAGTCATACCATTTATATGGGATTCATTTTTTGTAGAAGATAAGATAAGTGAATTAAAAATAAAAGGCTTAGACCCCAATTATACACAAGCTAAAAGCAGTAAAGTATGTATTTTTGAACCTAATATTTCATATATTAAAAATTGTATAATACCAATTAATATATGCGAAAACCTTTATCAAAAAGATCCAGAAATAATTAAATCAATTAATCTATTTTGCTGTCAACGAATTAAGTTTAACCCATTCTTTGAAAAACTAATGAATAGATTAAGTGTGGTCAAAAAGAAAGATTTTTGCTACTTCAATAAAAGATGGGGAGCTCTTAATGCTTTAAGTAAGTTCGGAAGTACTATAGTTAGTCATCAAATAAAAAATGAACTTAATTATAGCTACCTCGAAGCCTTGTTCTTAAATCTTCCATTAATACATAATTCTCCTATCTTAGAAAACGTAGGTTATTATTACCCAGATTGCGATGTAGATTTCGGCGCAAACCAATTAAAAAACGCAATACTCAATCATTCGAAAACACTAGATCAAAGCAGAGAAGATAATAGAAATTTCCTAAAGCAATATAGTCCATATAATACAGACAACATTAATATATACAAAAAAATAATAGATGATACTCAAAACAAATAATATTAAATTTTATTATCTAACAAAAACAGAAAATAGTGAAAATTCTAAACATATAGAATCTATATTAAAATATTATCAATACAAAAAAGTACTACCTTTTGAAATAGGTATATCAAAAGAAAAATCTGGAAGTATAGGTCATGCAAGAATGATTGAGGCAGGGTTAAGAGAGCAAGATAACTCAAGACCTTTTCAGCCGTTCGTAATATTAGAGGATGACGTATCTTTTTATCGAGAAATGCCAGAAGAGATAGACATTCCGTATGATGCTGATTTGTTTTATCTAGGTTTGTCTCAGCTTGCAATGAATAACGGTAAAGCTATTGATAATATTTCTGCTCAACAAATTGATGAAAACATATATCAAATTTTCAACATGTTAAGTGGTCACGCAATTATGATTTGCTCTCCACTTGGTGCTTCAGCCTATCAAAAAGCTATGATCGACGGTTTTTATCAAGAAAAGATTTGGGATGTATTTGCTGCGGAAATGCAGACAAATTATAATGTATACGCTCTTAAGAAACCTATTTTTCTTCAGGATTTAAAGTTCGGAGGTAGGGAAGCTGCAACTAATTTTGAACTAGATAATAGCAAGTATCATAAAAAAGTATATTCTGATCCGATTAATTTATCCAAAAAGAAATCTAGTTTTTTTAAAAACTCTTCTGTGATGAGGATAAGTTCACAGAAAGGAAACCTAGATGACCTCCTCGAGCCTTTATCTTCAATACCTAAGAAAATCCATATTTCATGGAAAGATAAGTCTATATTAGAAAGTTCAAATCAATTAGCCGTAAACGGAATACAGAATCTAATAAAAATAAACCCCGACTGGGAACTAGTAATTTCAGACGACAATGAAGTTGAATTATATTTGAAAGAAAATTTATCAACTATAGACTACAATTTAATTCAAGACGCGCCGATAGTATCAAAAGTTGACACATGGCGTCTATTAAAAATAGTCAACGAAGGTGGTTTATATACAGATATAGATAGACACGCAAATAAAGAGCTAAATTCAATCATAGAAAAAAACGCAAAATGCGTTTTACCACTACATTCCAATCATGAGAAAATTATAGATTTTTCGCAAGATATTATGATAAGCGCTCCAAATAACCCCTTGCACAAATCTGCATTAGATTTAATGCTAAGAAGAAGAAGGTCGGGTTGGCAGGATATATTAACACTTGCCCCAATTACCTATTTTCACGGCTTAACTAAACTGATTCATGGCCACGCCCTAGAAAGATACCCAAGTAAAGAAGTGTTAGAAAAAATAATTGAAAAAATAAATCAATCAAAGTATATTCAAACTTTCATAGAAACCCCTCCTGAAGAAACTTTTATATTTAAATATAATAAAAATACCTTTAATTCGGGTAATGGCCTAGGTAAAGAAGCTATGTATGATGAAAGCGGTGTTGAGCATTGGGGGATAAAAAATCCTATAGATAAAAACAAAATGAAATTCAAATGAACGAAACAACTCATATTTTCAACCCGAGCTCAATAAGCTTTAATGATAAAAAATATACCATCGCACGAGGAGAGGATTACAAGAACTCACCTCCTCCTAGAGGCTTTTTCAATGGAGAATCCACCTACTGGCTAAAGAAAGACTCTGGCGAATATGTTAAATTAAAATTCAATATAAACGGAGAAAAATTCGACAGTTATGTAAAAAAAAACGTAAATCCGGATTGTAAATTTCCGGAAGATATAAGGTTTATACATGGCACAACTGAAGTAAAAAATGGTGATGTAATTGCTCTGGCTACTTGCACAATACTTAATGAAATTACGTGCGACAAAAAATGTCAAGAAGTGATCTTGAATTTTTCAGCGGGCTACTGTTCGGTAAACTTATCTAAACTAGAAATCACTGACGTTAGAAAATTTGACCCAATAAATCAAATCAATCTAAGTAAAAACTGGATGTGTTTTAAGCATGAAAACTTATTTTACGTAATAAGCTCCATGTTCCCACTCGTTTATACAACAGCGGATAAACTAGAAAATATTTCGTTTAATAATTCCAACTTAACACAACCTATAGAACTCAGAAACTCATGCAATCCTGTAAATATTAATTCTAATAAATTTAAGATGCTTTGCCATAAAAGAGGTGGTGAGCATGAATACGACTTTTATGAGGTAGATTTCGAAATCCTGGATAAAAATATAATAATAAAAGAAAAGAAAAAAATAAATACCCCAGAAGACAAAAGTTATTGTTGCAGTTTAGAAAAGGAGGGAAAGGATGTCTTTGTATTAAGCGGAATACACGATAGATATTGCTCCAGGTTTAAACTTGGGTTTTATGATGAAATAAAGCTCCTTGTTTTATATGTTGAATTCGATTCAAACAAATACCCTCATTCTTTTAAAATTTTATCCGACGCCCTACATAATAAAGGTATAGATTTTGACTGCGTAGTAATAGATAATAAACGAGAAGATTTAAATGAACTGAAAGGAAAAAATGTATCAATAATTTCAGGAGATAATTCAAACTGGGAGTTCTCGGGCTGGGAAAAAGGGTGGAATCTATCCAAACATAACCACTATGACTTAACCTTAATAATAAATGATTCTTTCTTAAATTATGATGCAGAAAATATAGACAAATATTTAACTCAAGATTTATTAAGTGTATTAAAAAAACACGATTTAGTTTTTGGAAAAATTGATGGATTAAATTTATCAAATAAAAACCTTTCGCTGGATAACGTAAAATTTAACAATTGGATTTGTAGTAATGCGATCATTCTACCCAACAAAATACTGCAAAAAATAAACATAGATAATTCTTCAGAGATAAATATTGATTCATTAATTCACGACGGAAACGAACTAAATTCATTTCTCAATTCCCCAAGAATTTCAAACGACTTAAAGAATCATATAATAAACTGGCTAACAAAAGGCTGGCATAGTAAATTTAAGATAGAATCCAATATTAAACTATTCAAGAAAAAAACTCAGTGTATAATTAACGAGTTATTATTAACAAGTAAGATCAAAAACGTAGGAGCGAAAATTTTAAATAGTAAAGACTTTAAATTATATTAAATGAATAAAAAACAACAAGAACTTATAGACCTAAAAGGTCAATGGCTTAATTTTTTCAATAATGATAGATTCGGAAAACACAGAAAGCTTTTTGATTGGGTTAAATACATAAGCTCGCAAATACCTGCAATTGAAGAACCTAAAGATAAATTCAATTGTTTTAATCCATTTAAGAAGATTGCAATCGTCAGCCTGTATACGAAAGAGATTTCTGAATTCGCTATTTACTCAGAAAAAAGTATTAAAGATTACTGCGAAAAGCAGGGTTACAGCTTTTACGTCTACAGAGAAAATTTAGATAAAAACGGAAGTCCGAATTGGTCAAAATCCCAAGCGTTACTTAATCATATTGATGATCACGATTATATTGTATGGATGGATTCAGACACGTTAATTTTTAATCCAGAAAAAAAACTTGAATCAATTATAGAAAAAGCTCCGAAAAAATTCATACTTGCAACAAAAGATATTGGCGATCATTGCATGCTAAATAGCGGGGTATTATTCTTTAAATCTCATCAATACACAAAAAACTTAATCGCAAAATGGAGAGATTTCAATGGAGATAAATCTTCGCTATACGCTAGCGGAGGAGATCAAGAAATATTATGTGAAATTTTAAGAAGATCGGATGGCTTTGGTTTTAATAGAAAAATATTTGAAATGAACGAATTTAATACTGACCCAAGGTTAGTAAATAATGACACATTTATATTACATTTTATGGCTTATCCTTATGAATTAAAGAAGATATTTATGAGTTACTGGAATCACCTTGAATGCTAGTATTTATCTGGATTTATTAAAAAATAAACTTCCCAAAACTATAGTTTTAAGGTATATATTACTGTATGGCAAAAATATTCCGTACTGAATCATTAAATCTTGGAGGTAATCTCCTCCTTGAAGCGAGCTCCGAAAACGCTTTTGAAATTAAAAGCGCAAGCGGTAGCACATTAATGTCTCGTCAAACTATTGAAAATGATATCTCTAGTTTACACGCTCAAAGAGTAGCGGACGAAGGAAACACTGATAGCGATATCTCTAGCCTTGCAGCTATATCAGCAGGAAGCACAGGAGATTTAGAGAGCAGCATTTCCAGTCTTCAAGCTCAACGCGACGCTGACGAAGGAACTACTGATAGTGACGTTTCTAGCCTTGCTGGTGATATCGCAACAAACAAGGGAGACCTTGAGAGCGACGTTTCCAGCCTTCAAGTTCAGCGCGTAGCTGACGAAGCAGCTACTGATAGCGACGTTTCTAGCCTTGCTGGTGATATCGCAACAAACAAGGGAGACCTTGAGAGCGACGTTTCCAGCCTTCAAGTTCAGCGCGTAGCTGACGAAGCAGCTACTGATAGCGACGTTTCCAGTCTTGCTGGTGATATCTCAACTAACAAGGGAGACCTTGAGAGTGACGTTTCCAGCCTTGCAGCTATATCTGCAGGAAGCACAGGAGATTTAGAGAGCAATATTTCCAGTCTTCAAGCTCAACGCGACGCTGACGAAGGAACTACTGATAGTGATGTTTCCAGTCTTGCTGGTGATATCTCAACTAACAAGGGAGACCTTGAGAGTGACGTTTCCAGCCTTCAAGTTCAGCGCGTAGCTGACGAAGCAGCTACTGATAGCGACGTTTCCAGTCTTGCTGGTGATATCTCAACTAACAAGGGAGACCTTGAGAGCGACGTTTCCAGTCTTGCGGCTCTTAATAGCGCAGGAACAGGAGACCTTGAGAGCGACGTTTCTAGCTTACAAGCTCAACGAGACACTGACGAAGCAACTACTGATAGTGATATCTCTAGCCTCGCAGCTATTATCGCAACAAATGATGTAGTCGCAGTTAGCACAAGTGTGGGTAACGATGTTGACAATTCAGGCTCAATTAGCTTTGGTCGCACATTTGCATCAACCCCAATTGTTGTAGCTCAGTTAAAAAGCTCTAATGCAAACGATCCAATCATCGCATGCATGGTTTCCTCAGTTAGCGCAAGCGCTGCTACTGTAACATTTGCAGATAACACACCTTCTGGAAATTACACAGTAGAGTTAATTGCTTCTATTGGGTAAAACCTAACGAGAAAGATATTCTTTATCTTTGGCGACCCCTTGGGGTCGCCTTTTTTGTGTAAAATAATATATGAATAGAAAAGATTTGTTTAATGATTTATTCTCAGAAAGAGAAAAACACCCACTAGGTAAATATGAGCCCGATAATAAAAAATATATAAAAGAAAACTTACCTGTCAAGTATTCTGCGCCAGAAGCTCAAAAAAGACTAAAGAAAGTTTTCAATAAATTAAGGCATAAAGCGATCTATCTCAATCTAGAACATGAAGAGCTGGTTGAAGAATTTGAAGAAATTAGAAGAAAGTTTATTGCAGCCATGCTTGAATATTGCGACAATAAAAAAATACAACACCCATTTGAATCTGTTCCAGATAAAAAAGATAAGTCAACAGAGTTATCCAATGACGAAATGAATGATTTATTTCGTGAAGTTGTTAAAAAAACTCACCCAGATTTAAATAAAGATTTACCTGAAAACGAAACCAATGAAAGGTTAGATATGTACAATGAGGTCATTGAAGGTAAACAGAATGGAGATTTTCGCAAAATACTTAAAGTAGCCCTAGAACTTAACGTGGGCGTTAAAACAATTTCTCCTGAATTTATAGATCAATTAAAAAAAGAGATCGAAAAAATGGAGCAACAAATGAACCATATAAAAAACGATATAATGTATAAATGGGATAAAGGTGGCGAACAGATAAAAAAATCTATATTTGAAATAATAGCTAGAAACTTAAAACCTTTAAACTGAACCGCTAATTTGATCTTCAGATGCAGTAATCAATATATCCAAGTGGCAACCGGTTTGAGCCATTTCGTCTGATAATTGAATATTAAAACCTTCTAAATCTACTCCATAAATAGAATGAGAGTATAAAGCTTCAGGTAAATCGTTAAATCTTAAAGAAACGAAAACTCTAGGAGCTTCTAAATATATATTTTGATTACCAATATCATCGTATTGTATATTCAAATTATCAGTGTTTAAAGGCATATTTATTGACGTAGAAAAGCTTTGAGCCGAAACGGAAGACTGGGAATCTGAAAGTGATTCCCCAAGTTTTCGAATCAGGGACCAGTCTTGAAAATTATTTTCTCCCGTTTTCTCATAAATTTCATTTGTTTCAGTATCAATATATTCAGAACCAACTATACCTGCAGCTTTAAAGCTTCCGGTTGGATGCCCGGAATCAAGGATTAAAGGCTTTCTTATACCTAAGTTAGCATTTACGAAAGTTTCGAAGGCTCCCATTTCTTAAACCTCCTTTTGGCTATGATATAACAAAGCTGCAGAATACAAATCAAGATTATACTCTGAAGCTATATCTTGCACTTCTGTCTTTGGATGTAAATTTCCTATATTACTAGAATCATTAATGCATGATGCAATCCTATCCTTCCACTTTTTATTATTAGTTGAAATTATAACTGATTGACATAATTCATCAATCATATTTTCCTCTTGTTTTCGTAATCTTTTTCTTTTAAGTTTATTTTTAATTTCAGCTAGAGCAAAGTTTCTTAATTCTTCTGTGTTATAAATAACAGATTGAATATCTTCTCTACTAAATAAAGATGCTGAAGATTCTTGAGATATATCAGAAGTTCCTACAGGTCTACCAACTTCATTTTTTGTCGTATTGTTTCGAACCTCTGTCTCAGTAACCCCAACTTCAGGGGAAACCATTGGTACTCCACCTACTATTGGATTATATAACCCATTCTTCCTTTGCTCTATATACTCCTCCTGAGCTGCATCCAATTCTTCGGGATTAGGGTATATACCTTTTTCTATCGCGGTCATTCCTTGTTGTGGAGTAATTAAGCCTAATTCCATTAGTCTAGTAGCGACCCTCTGTAATTGAACTTCGTCTTTAATATCCGTCTCCTCAAACTTGACTTTCGGGTATTTTCTAAACCCTAAATTCTGGCAAATCATTTTTATTTGAGGTTGCAAAAAATCATAAATAAAAGCATTCCTAGACTCTTTTAATCTTTCTAAGAATATCTTAGCTTTCACTTGAGTATTGCTATACCTTTCATCCCCGACAATAACATTTTGCAAACCTTCTTTAATGTCATTATTAATCACTTCATATTTAGCAGGGCCAACCACCTTACCAATATCAGGTATAATAAATTGAGCTTTTGTTGTATAGTCACTAACCAAAACCCTCCCGACACTTTCGTTCTTAAATAAATTTTGCATCGCCTCCATATTTCGAGGATTAATACCTCCCTTATCAGGCTCTGCACCCATAGTAATGAGAAGAATTACATTTTCAATTGTCCTACATATAGCTTGATCGATTTTTTTTAGTTCTAATTTAAAATTAATGTCATCTAACACAGGATAACCAAAAGGAATAGCAAAAGGTTCGTAATCTTGTTTTTTGTAAAAAGAGTAAACCAAATTACTCGGATCTAATTTAACCCTAAGTCCGTCCTGATTATATTTTCCATTTTTAATTTTCTCCTTAATATCTTCATCTAATGATTCGTATACCTGTAAATCATAGTCTGTTTTTGGGTTCTTGAGTCTCTCTATATCATATTCGGATAATATTTTTTCGTATAAAGCTGTTTCAAAAGAAGAACCTTTTGTCGCAACAATATCATAAGGATTAAGAACTATATATTTTACAGGTAATTTTCCAGGCTTTAAAGATATTGTTGATCCATATATCTTACTCAATTTATCAAAGTCTGTTTTAGAAAATTCGCCATCTACTCTGTATAAAAATATATTTCCACTCCTATAATATTCTCGAAAATACTGATCCTTAAGGTTCCAGAGGTTAACTTTATCAAACCATTTATATATAAAGTCTCTAGATTTTTGAGTCCCTCCTTCGAGATAGAGATTTGAGTTAGCAAATTCAGACATTACATCAATCGCATTTCTAAAAACAGATATATTAGCGTAAGCTTTTTGACACAACTCAATAGAATCTCTTACGTTTACTCCGTCATGACCATAAACATAAGGCAGCATACCCCCCGATATATTAGAAAACCTAAATTTTTTACTAGATTTATGAGTTGCATTTCTCCTAGATGCAAACTCGTCAGACTTAGATTCTGTCCTGGAATACGATGAAGCTTTTGATTCAGAGTAATAAGGCTCTCCGGAAGAAAAGGGTTCTGAGATGGGAATTTCTATTAAACGCTTGAGGTTATCATCGTCATCTTTATCAAACTTATTCCAATAATCGGAGCGTTTAGTATATTTTCTTTTGCTCATCCTTTATGATACACATAAGTTAAAGTAAAGTCTAATAAAAGTCCAAAGTCAACTTTTAACTTTTGCACATTAAAATATAAATGTGTATATAAAAATATGAAAGAAAAACCTAAAATATGCATAGTTAAAGTCAATGGAAAAGAAATGGTTGGCAAAGTTATAAATGAATACGAAGAACTAGGAGGTCCTGAAGATGGAGCTAAGTTTGCGACTATTGAACTTGACAATGGGCAGACGATAACCGTAAAACTTTCAGATATGGAGTGTAATGATATATATGAGTGAACATACAGAAAATCCAAATTTTAGATACAGCAACGATAATAGAGATTCAACCCCAGGGCCATACGATTATTCTTCTCAACAAGAAGTTGAAGAAACAGCTAAAAAAGGAGAAAGAGAGTATTACCCTAACGATAACCGCGGGTATTATGCGAATTCAAACCGCACAGACATTTCGCAAGTAGATCCCCTAAATAAAAAACAACCACCTAATTCGAATTATAGAATACAATGATTTTTGCAATATTAACATTACTATCCGCATTAAGCATTTCTTGTATAGCTGCTTATTTTAGTATAATAGGTTTAGCTACAATTTTCCCAGGTTCAATAGAAGCTGTTATAGCTATGGGCGCAGCATTAGAAGTTGGAAAAATTATTGCAGCAATATGGCTTCATAATAACTGGGCCTCCGCCCCAAAAACTATAAAAATATATTTATTTTCGGCAATATTAGTTCTCATGGGGATTACTAGTATGGGCATTTTTGGATTTCTATCGAAGTCTCACATAGAACACGAAGCTAATGCTGAAAAAAATATGGCACTAGCTACTCAAGTAGAAAATAAAATACAAAGAGAAAAAGATTTTATTTTAAGGCAAAAAGATCTAATATCTCAGGCAGAAAATAGCAATCAAAATTTAAACGACAAAAGCCAAGAGAATATCAATTTAGAACAAAAAAAGATAGAACAACTCTCAAGTCAATTAGAAAAAGATATTGAATTAGACAACAAAATGTTAATCCCTATTCAATCCAGAATTGATAAATTAAATGAAGAATTGAATTTAGTTAAAAGTAAATCTGGAGGGCTCTTTTCTAACAAAAAGAAGGATCTAGAGCAGATCACTGCAGAACAAGCAGATGAGAGACTTGAATTAAGCAAAAAGAAAAGTGAGATAGAAGAACGTATATCTAAATACAGAAACGAGACATCCTCTTTGATTTCAGATATCAGAAAAAGAATACAAGAATATCAATCCATTGGATTTAATAAACCTGATGAAGTCAAAAATAAAATAGAAGAATATAACAACAAGATAACTGAATCTTTAAATAAAATTGATGAATTAGAAAAAGAAAAATTTAATTATGACGATGGATCGAGACAATTAGAAGCTGAAGTTGGGCCGATAAAATATGTTGCAGAATTAATTTCTGACTTCACAGGGGTTGACTTTGATATGGGAAAAGCGGTAAGAATAGTGATAATAATATTGATTTTTGTATTCGATCCCTTAGCTGTTCTACTTGTACTAGCCGCTCACATTAGTTTAATGAAAAGATTTCCTGGATTACAAATTGATGAATCGGAAGTAATCACCAAGAACGCTGAGTTTAAAATTATAAGTAAAGAGTTGGAAGCCAAAGAATTAGAAATAAAAGAAAGGCAAAAAGATATCGAACAAGAAGAAAAAATTATAGAACTAAAAGAGTCTCAGGTAAATCTCTATAAAGAAGAAATACAGAAATATCAACAATCCGCAAGAGAAGCTAAGATCGAAGCTGAAAAACAAGCTCTTGAAGCTGAGAGAAACTCTCCAATTAAAGAAGAAATAAAAACATTAAAAGCTGAAAGAGATGAGAAATTTAGAGAGCTAGAGCAAATTAAAATATCCAAAAAACGAGTCCTAGATAAAGCCAATACCCTCGAAAATGATATTAAGGAAATAAAACAGATACAAATTAAAAGAAAAAGTAATGAGTTTTTAATATCTCAAACTAAAGAAGAGGCCAATAAATGTTCCTTAGAACTTGTAAATCTAAAGAAGCAATTAAATGACCTACAAAAAGAAAAAAGTAATATCAATACAGAAAATGAGATCTTAATAAAAGAATTAAACGAAACAGTAAATTCTCAAAATAAAAAAATTAAATATCTAAATTTAAAATCAAATGAATTTGAATCTAAAAATATTGACTTAAATAACAAATTAAAACAGATAAACGAATTAAAAGAATTCATTGATCAACTAATAAAAGAAAAAGAAAAAGCATTAAATGATCTAAATAATGCTCGAGAAAAAGACGTCATAATTAAAGGTTCTGATGATTCAGGTTTTTACGTAATCGTTCCGTCATCAATTAAAGGGTGCCATAAATTCTCTAAGGAAGCTGACTTTAGTAAGGCGGATATATTAAATTGTCAAGCAATTTCCGCAGAAATCGATGATCTTTGCCCGCAACAAGAAACCCCTTTGATGCAAAAAGTTTTTGATACAACCGTAAAAAAATATTTAAACGATAGATTAGATAACAGATCTTACAGAAAAGAGAAGCCCTCTTATTGTTTTTTGCTTGACAATATTTAATTCACAAGTTAAACTTAGTGAGTGAAGCAAACTCATAAGAAAGATTTAATAAAAAAATTCGCAGAAGAACCCTCTTCGCAAAAGAGGCTTTTTTGGGCTAGAGAAATGAAAATCTTAAATGATTTACTTGACATGTTCCCGAATATCGATTTTTGGCAAAAAGTATCATTACCTAAATCCAAATCCCTTGCTTTATTCAGAAGCCAAAATGGATTAAAAATTCTAAGAAAAAAATATAGAGAATTTAACTATAAAATTCCAGAAAGTAAAAAAATAAAACTTGGAGAGAAATTCGGAGAAGATAAGTTAATATTTAAAAAACCCAAAACAATAAGACAATTTATAGATGAGCAAAACTAAAGAAATTAAAACTACAGACCAAATATCTAAATTTTTATCAGATAAAGATAATCAAAAATATCATTACAATTTTCACGAAAGCGAAGAGTACAAAATTCCAAGTGGAAGCTTAAATCTCGACATAGCCCTAGGTGGAGGTCTGCCTGGCGGAGCTCATAGATTTACAGGTATCAACGAAGGAGGTAAAACTAGCTGCGCCATGGCTTTCGCTAAAAACTTCCAAAAAATGTTCAAAAAAGAAGGTATGATAATTTATATCAAAAGCGAGGGTAGATTTAGTCCAGAAATGATTGAAAGATCAGGTATAGACACTAACCCTGAAAAATTTTTCGTTTTTGATTGCAACGTGTTTGAAAAAGTCTTTGAATTAATAAGAGAATTAGTTTTTCACAACGAACATAATAAAAAGTATATGTTCATAATCGATAGTGTCGATGCATTATGCAGAGTAAATGATATTGACAAGCCTTTCGCGGAATCGGAACAAGTTGCAGGAGGAGCATTAATAACTTCTGTATTTTTAAAAAAAATGGTTTTACCTATAACAAAAATGGGCCATACAATGATTTTAACTAGCCAAGTTAGAGTTGAAGTCGCAACCAACCCCTACGCATCTAGAGGAGGCCCAAAAGTTAAGCAAGCAGGAGGTAATGCAATCAAGCATTATGCTAACTTTATTCTTGAATTTGAAGAGCGCTATACTTCTGATTTAATTTTCAAAAACCCAACCGCAACAAAATTAGATGATAAAGGTGAGCCTATAGGGCATTACTGTAAGATTAAATTTAGGAAAAGTGTAAATGAAAAAACTGGATCTTCAGTAAGGTATCCAATTAAATACGGGCAAAAAGACGGAAAGTCAGTATGGAGAGCTAGAGAAATTCTTGACATGTTATACCTTTTTAATTTAATAGAAAAGAAAGGTGCATGGATATCTGTTTCGGAAGATTTAATTAAAGAGCTTTCTGATAAAAAGCTAGAAATAAATGAAAAATTCCAAGGAGAACAGAGATTAATTGATTATCTAGAAGAAAACGAAAAGCTTTCAGATTTCCTGTATCAAGATTTCAAAAATTTGACTAATGCGCTTTAAGACTTTATTTGGAGCAACCAGAACTGTTAAAAAAGCTAAGAATTATTTAATTAACTGGGATGGCCCAAGTCGAAGTAAAATACAATACAAGACCAAGCAGTTTCTAAAAGAATATTGGAGCAATCATATTGTATTTGAAGAATTTCCGGTTGCAGGCACAAAACTCTCCTTAGATTTTTATAATGCAAATAAAAGGGTCGCAGTTGAGGTGCAAGGAAAACAGCATACAAAATATGTTCCCTTCTTTCATGGAAAGAATAAGATTAATTACATCAATCAATTAAAAAGAGATCAAGATAAACTTAAATTTTGCGAATTAAACGACATTCAGTTAATTGAAATATACGAAGAAGATAAATTAAATGAAAAACTATTCGAAAACTTTGGAGTTAATCTTTAATGTGTGTAATATAATTTATGAACGAAGATAACATCGACCCAGAAAATCTGGAAAGATTCAATTTGCCTGAAAATATTATTAGCCAACTATTTGAATTTACGGGTTCCACAGGAGGAGATAGTGGATTTATATTAGCATTCGTGAATCAAGACGGACTTCCATCAATTATAACAAAAGCTAATTCTCCAATAATAGAAATGGGATTAAGGCAAGCCCTAGAACAATACCTAGAACAAGTCGCCACCCAAGAAATGCATTTAGATTCTCTAAATGATTTTGGCGACGAAGAAATTACTTGACTATATTCTATACATATGATACCATACAAACATGGTATATTCATATGAACTAGAGCAACATTTAATAGCGGGACTAATTAAGTTTCCAGAAAGCTATCCTTTAATAGCATCTTTTATAGATGATAAGGATTTTTTTAATAAAAATACTATAGTAAATAAGACAATATTCTGTATCCTGAGGCAAAGCTTGGAGAAAGGAGAAGCCTTAGACGAAGTCATCTTAACGCAAAGAGTTAAATCGTTAAATATATCTTTCGAGGATAATATCAATATTTCGGATTACATAAAAGCATTATCTATGCGCCAAATATCGAAAGATGGGGTAATTAAAGCTGCTCAAGAATTAAAGAAAATTACAGTTAGGAGAGAAATACACGACTCTTCTTTAGAGGTGGCTAAAAATATGAAATCACTATCGAGCGGTGCATCATTTGACGATATAGTTAGTGAAGCTGATAAAATATATAATGATAAAGTTAACCTTTATGAAATCGGTTCAATTAAACCTGAGAATCTTTTTGAAGAAATGGAAAACTTTATTGAAGATAGGGGTAATAATCCTATTGATGAATTTGGGCTAATGGGGCCACATCAAAGAGTTAATGAATTATATGGCTCATTGCTCAGGCCAGGAAACATAACTGTTGTTGTCGCTAGGGCTGGAGTAGGTAAAACTCAATTCTGTATGGATTTCTGCACGAAGGTTTCGGCTATAAACAACAATACACCAGTTCTTCATTTCGATAATGGAGAAATGAGTAAGGAGGAATTAATCATTCGTCAATGCTCAGCAATTTCTGGAGTTCCAATGCATTTACTTGAGACAGGGAGATGGAGGCAGGCAGGAGAAGAGGTTGTCAATAAAGTCAGGCAAACTTGGAATAAGATAAAAAACTTAAAATTTTATTATTATAATGTCGCAGGTCATAGTATCGATAGTATGTTAAATATTATTCGCAGATTCTATTACTCAGAGATAGGTCGTGGAAATAAAATGATCTTCAGCTTTGATTATATTAAAACTACATACGAAAGACAAAATGGCGCAAGTTCATGGGAGACCGTTGGTAGAATGGTTGATAAGTTCAAACAGTTAATTCAAAAAGAATTATGCTTTAATGATGCCCCGACAGTTGCGATGTTAACGAGTGTTCAAAGCAACAGGCTTGGTATTACAAATAATCGCAGCGCCGAAAACGTGGTTGATGACGAAAGCATAGTTTCTTTATCGGACCAAATCACACAATTCTGTTCTCACCTGTTTCTATTAAGGCAAAAAACAATGGATGAAATTCAATCCGAACCCGAAGGTTTTGGTACTCATAAGTTAATTTGTTTGAAATACAGGTGGCTAGGTAAAGATGTGCATAGAGCATTGCAGCCCGTGGAAATGCCAGACGGAAGCAAAAGAAAAAACTACATCAACTTACATATGGAAAATTTTGCCCTAGAAGAACGGGGCGATCTACAAGACTTAGTCGACCATATGGATTCCGAAGGAGTTGAGGCGGTAGAAGGGTTCTTAGAGGAACTTCCAAACATCTAATGATATCTCAAGAAAAACTCAAGGAGTCTTTGCTAAGTTTAGGTTATAAACTTTCAGATAGAGGAGCTTATTGGCAAACCAATGCAGTCTTCAGGAATGGAGATAATAAAACTGCAATACAAATATACAAAAACACAGGAGTATGGAAAGACCACGTGCAAAACAGCGCCTTCTCTCCATTCAAACGTCTAGTCGAAATAACTTTAGGTACAAACGACCCAAAACAAATCAAGCAATATGTTGATGAAGAAGATATTGGCGCAAACTATAATAGATTAACTTTTTCGGAGAAATTAGAAATGGAAGAAATATACCCAGAGGATTGTCTTAAAAAATTATTACCACATTATAAATTCTATAATGATAAAGGTATTTCTACAGAAGTATTAAAATCATTAAAAGGCGGATTCGCAACTAGCGGTAAATTAAATAAAAGATTTGTTTTCCCAATTTACAATGAGCATAATCAAATACATGGTTTCTCTGGCAGAGACATGTCTAACCTTGAAGGGCGCCCAAAATGGAAACATATAGGCAAAAAGAAAGGTTGGATATATCCATTATACGCAAGCGAAGAAGTTCGGCAAAGCATCAATGATTCTCAATCGGTAATTTTTGTGGAGAGTATTGGAGATATGCTTAATTTAAATGAAAATGGATATAAAAATGTTTTAGTCACTTTCGGACTAGATATATCTTCAAAACTCATATGCTCTACATTAGCTCTTAATGTTTCCAATATAATTATATCCTTAAACAACGATCAACATTCATCAGAGAATCGCGGATTAAATGCAAGTATTAAAAATTATTTAAAACTGCTTAATTATTATGACCCAAATCAAATTTCAATATGTCTACCAAATAAAAAAGACTTCGGAGAAATGTCTCAATCAGACTTTAAATTATGGAGCGAAAAGTTACAATCTACTAAACCAGAAAAACAAAGATCTTTCATTATAGAAAAGATAAATCAAATACATAAATCATTGCCTAAAACTTTATTAAAAAATAAAAAAATTATAGCCAATGAGTGAGTTAACTAAATTATCCGCAAGCAGAATAAAAACTGCGCAAACCTGCAGTTGGACTTATTGGTGCAATTACAAGCTCAAGCTTCCAGATTCCGGAAATGATGGGTCAAGTCGGGGAACTATTTGTCATAATGTATTTGAACTATTAGGCGATAAACATAAAAGAGAATTTAATAAAATAGTAAAAGAGGGAACTATCTGGAATACAGAAGTTGTAGCGACACAAGTTAAAAAAGAAGCCGAAGAGCTTTCTGTAAACGATGCAGAGAATCTTGAATTGATAGATGAAATGATAGTTAATGGCTTACGATGTGATTTTTTTGGAGATAGCAAAGAAAAGCCTGTAAAAGCAGAGTCAGAACAATTTTTTGATTTAGAGATACATAAAGAAGAGCAAGGTATTAGGTATGCAATTCGTGGATATATAGATAAACTTTTTGTATATAAAGACAATTCGGTCATTATTCGAGATTTTAAAAGTAGCAAGTCAGTTTTTAAAGGTAAAGAGGTAACAGATAATTTACAGAACTTAATATATTGCTTAGCGGTAAAACACCTTATGCCAGAAACAGACCCTCAGAGTGAGTTTTTATTTTTGAGATTTGACCTAGATAAAGATCTTTTAGGTAATTATGGAAAAGGTTATTTACGCATGGACAAAATTACGTCCGAAGAACTCGAAGGTTTTGAGTATCAATTAACGCAATTTCAAGAATATTTAGATAATTTTGATGAGTCCGCTGCAATTAGCAACCTTGCAGCTAAGCAAGATTTTCCAAGAGATGGAACTTTTGGAGGGCCTTTAGCTTGCGGAAAAGATGGTTATAAAATGTCGAGAGGTCAACCCGTTTTGGATAAAAATGGAGAACCAATAAAAGCCTTTATTTGTCCATACCGCAAACCTATGGAATATTATGTATTAAAAGACTCCGAAGGTAAAATTAAGAAAAGTGCATTCATTGATTGCAAACACGAGCTTGAGCCGGAAGATGGAGATAAAATAGTAAAAATGAATTACGATGGGTGTCCTCATTGGCAAAAAAAAGAAAAACTAGATGATTTCTTAGATGTATAAAGCAGCAGGAGTATTGTTAACTTTTAATAATTTAGTGCTTTTAGGTCGGCGCAGCCATATTTGTCATAACTTCGCAGAGCACTGGTCAATGCCTTGCGGAATGATAGAATCAAACGAAGACCCAAAACTAGCTGCAATTAGAGAAGTTTATGAAGAAACCCTTATTACCCTTGATAAAGAAAACACAAAGTTTTTATCATCTTATGATATGGGTGGAACGGATAAATTTGCAGTTTTTCATTCTGAATTAGGAGACTTAATTTTTCCAAATGAAAATGCAAAAGATTTTTTTGAACATGATGAATGGGGATATTATAATATAGAAGAAAATTCTCTACCGACACCGATGACGGAAAATACAATTAATTCAATTTTAATGTTAAAATGAAAAAAATTATAGTAACAGGAGTAACAGGTCAAGATGGTAGTCACATGATTGACTATCTTTTAAAAAATACAAATTATAAAATATACGGTACAGCGCGACGCTTAAGCGTGAAAAACCATGAAAATATTTTACATCTAGAAAATGAATCGCGATTTGAGCTAATTGATATGGATTTAAACGACGCACATAGTATTCGCGATATAGTGATTGATTTACAGCCAGATTTTTTCATAAATTTTGCTGCACAATCTTTTGTAGCTGGGAGTTGGAATTATCCAATACAAACGTGGGAAACAGATTCTAATGCAGTGCTACATATTTTAGAATCAATTAGAAGGTTTTCTCCTCACTGTAGATTTTACAATGCTGGAAGCAGTGAAGAATTTGGTGACGTTGTTTTCTCTCCTCAAAACGAATCCCATCCATTGCTTCCTCAATCTCCTTATGGAGCAGCAAAATGCGCCGCAAGGCATATCGTAAGGGTTTACAGAGAGTCTTACGGCTTATATGCGATACAAGGATGGTTATTTAATCACGAAGGAAAAAGGCGAGGCTTAGATTTCGTCACAAGAAAAATTACTCATGGCATCGCAAAAATAAAAACTCAAATAGAAAATAATCAAAAAATAACACCTCTTACTTTAGGAAATATTGAAGCTAAAAGGGACTGGAGTGACGCAGAGGATTTTATGGACGGCGTTTGGTTAATGCTTAATCAAGATCGTCCAAAAAATTATGTACTCGGAAGCGGCGAAATGCATAGTGTAAGAGAATTTCTCGAAGAAGCATTAAATTATTCCGGTATTAAATACATCAAATCAGGCAAGAACGAAGAAGAAAAATATTTTACAGAAAACAAAGAAATACTATTTGAAGTTAATCGAAAATTTTATCGACCAGCAGAAGTTCATAAACTATGCGGAGATCCATCTTTAGCTGAAAAAGAATTGGGTTGGAAAAGAAAAACCAATTTTAAAAAATTAGTTCAAAAAATGTACGATAATGATTACAATTTATTGTGTAATAAATAACTATGGAAAATGAATCTCACTCAGCTAAACGTCCTGGACCAAAGAGTTCAGCGCAAACACCCGCAAAAAAATCAGAAAAACGCAAAGGCTCAGATAAAAATAAGCCAGGGAGCGCAGGAGGAAAAGGCGGAAAAATTACCTTTTCAGAAAAAGTTCTAGAGTCCCTAAAATCTAAGGTGAAAGAACATAATTCTAAATACAGCAAAAAGGTTACCCTTTCTCAATTAAAGAAAGTTTATCGCAGAGGCGCAGGAGCATTTTCTTCTAGCCATAGACCAGGCAAAAGTAGAGGTCAATGGGCTATGGCTCGAGTGAATACATTCTTAAAAATGGTTAGAGGAGGCAAAGTTAAAGATTCATACAGAAAAGCAGATCAAGATATCGCAAAAGCTTCTGCAAATGTTCTTATCGATGATGGCATAAGAGAAGAAAACTTTTTTACAGAAGAAGATTTTATTCAAGCAAAATTAGATATTTATAATCATCAGCTACAAGAAGACCCAGAGTTTACAGATGAAATGTGGAGTACAATTTTTATTGATGTTGATGAATTAGGTTTCGAAGAATATGTTAGCGAGGAAAGTTGGGCAGCAGAAGCTAATAAAGGAAAAAAACTAAACAAACCTTTTAGAACGCCAAAAGGGCCAAAAAAGTTTTCTGTTTATGTTAAAAATGAAAAAGGTAATGTCGTTAAAGTAAATTTCGGTGACCCAAATATGGAAATAAAACGTGATGACCCTGGTCGTCGCAAAAATTTTAGAGCTCGTCATAATTGTTCTAATCCTGGCCCAAAAACAAAAGCTCGTTATTGGAGTTGTAAAATGTGGAGTAAAAAAAGTGTTACTAAATTAACCAAAGGAGAAGAAGAAAACTTGGAAGAGCCTGAAGAATCTTCTGAAGCTACTGAAGATTACATGAAAAAACCATTTATGGATCATTGCGCAAGTTATGATAAAGATTTAGTGAATACAGCTGGAATGGATAAAGATAAAACATATGCTACATGCGCTATGCAATACGATAAAATGAAAAGCTCTTTATATGAAAAAGGAGAAGCTGGTTTAACTGAAAAGCAAAAAAAATTACCTAAGCCTCTACAAGATGCAATCCTTAAAAAACAAGGAGGAACTTCTGACGCAGGTCTTTGGGAAAACATTCAAAAAAAGAAAAAAAGAATGGGCAAAAACTATAAAGCCGCAAAACCAGGAGATAAAGACTATCCTTCAAAAGAAGCAATTAAAAAAGCACAATCTAAAAAAATGAAAAAAGATTGTGCCAAAGAAGATTTTGAACCACATATTATGTATGACCCAAAAACAGGAAAAGGCTATAAAGCAAAAACTTTAGAAGATCACCTCAAAATGAAAAAAATGGGGTATACTCACGAAAAACCTGAAAAATAAATAGCATGACAAGAACTGTCAATGCTAATTCTGTCAAAATAGTTGCCGAAGACTCCGAAGAAGGAATACTATTATCTGTATCTCAAGATGGTAAATTAGCTACAAATAAAATAGACAACCAAGGAAATGTAGATAATCAAGCATCCGCATTAACATCAGATTTCATTAGTTTAACTGATACTCCTGGAGCCTTTCAAGCTGAAAAATATTTAAAAGTAAATGCAGAAGGTAACGCTTTAGAGTTTTCAGATATCTCTATTTCAACTAACTTTATTAGTCTGACTGATACGCCCAGCGCTTTTAAAGTCGGCGCTTACTTACGAGTTAACTCTATAGGTGACGCTGTAGAACAAGTGTTGACCGCTCCGCCTGATGGTGGTCGGGGTGACAACAGCTTGATTCAAGCTAGAAGCAAATTCGCGGGTAAATTACCGGATATAATCATCATAGAGTACAACAGTTACACCATGCCACTTGTGTTGAGATCCGTATACGATGGTGACGCGGATGGATCTATCGAGTACATGGATCCATTTGGGGGAAGCGATGGTTACATAGCCTTTTACAACAATTCAACTGGCGCGGGCGTCAGACACATCACCAGTGGATTCGCAATACCAAATGGCCGTACCAGCTTGCAAGCCATGATCGATGATGGTAATGTGGTGTATCACGGGCAAAAGAGCGGCACCAGCGGGGCCGGGAGCCTGAGTGTGATTAAGTCTGCTACCAGTTTTTACACCGAAGTGCCAGATCAAATTGTATGCACACAAGGTGATATAGAAGTGTTGTTACGATTGACATATGTCGCAGCAGAGCATTTGCATTATGTAGCAGAGGATCATGGCACCGCGACGAGTGATCACAGGTACATCCATTTTCACCACAACTCTGATGGTGATTTCAAGCAAAAGAACACAAATTATCTCACCGATGCCATGAGCAGCAACTCGTTGCGCTGGTTTGTTGAGAACGGTCGTGCTTTGTATCATGGGTCGGATCCTGTGACCAGCAGAATCGGTCAGCTTGAAGACGTCAAATTAACGGTGCCTCTGGCCAGTCAGATTGACATACCTGACGCCATACTTGGCAAAGATCATAACGGTAATTTGCGATTATTTAAATTTACACAAGCTCGTGCGGATCGATTCGATTACCAATCAAATAGCCACGCAGGCAACTATTTGTTCGCATTTAACAGCACCACCGGTGCATGGACTGGTGGATCGCATGCGGTGAACGTCACCAAAGAGCATGATGACATACAAGGTTACATCGCCGCGGGTCGCGCTTTGTTTTACGGTCGAACCGGTAGCAATCTGGATCAGCTGGTTGATCACATTGACGATCTTAGCGATGTGGACACAACAACAAACGCACCCGGTGCAGGTCAAGTGTTGGTGTATGATGACACAGACGACAAGTGGAAACCTGGTACTCAAAGCAACGAGTTTGTGGATTTGACCGACACACCCGCCACACTAGACGTTGGTAGTTATTTGCGGGTAAACTCCACGGGAGACGCGATAGAACAGATCAAAACAGCGCCGCCTGATGGAGGGGTAGGTGACCATCACTCCATACAAGAAAAAAGCAATTTTGCTAGCAAGTTACCTGACAAAATAACACTCGAACATGTAACAAGTAACGGAAGTGATTTCGATACAGGTCCAATTGTATTTGAATTGAGACAAGTGTCCAACAACAAAATAATATACTGTGACACCTATGGTGATGATGGAGCATCAAGAGGTTATCGCGTGACATTCAACAACAACGCAACTGGAGATGGTTGGACTGTTTATGGAAGTCATTTTATCTCTCCAATAAATGGTGTCACATCACCCACATTACAGCAATTGATTGATGCTGGACACGCTATTTACCTCGGCCAAAAGAGCGGCACCAGCGGAGCAGGCAGCTTGAGTGTGATCAAATCCGCTAGTGATTTTTACACTGACTTACCAGATGCGATTGTTCATGAATATAGTGGTGTTCAGTTTATACTGAATATCGCACATGTTGAGACAGATTATGTCTGTTATCGGTTTGAAGATCATGGAGACGGATCGACACAGGACCGCCGCATCTATTTTTCAAATGATGCAGATGGTACTCCAGACACTACGTTGACCATCCACTTCACCGCATTAGGAAATCTCCGATGGTATGTTGAAAACGGTCGTGCTCTGTATCATGGACACACCGACAACACCGGCAGCGCAGGCACACATCCGGAGATACAAAACGCGAGCAATTTTGAAGGTATGATACCAGATGGGATCATCATGAAAAGAGCATCAATTGGAGGTGTCTTTAATTATCAATTCAATTATTTAGATGCAAATTATATATATTTTGTGCACTGGACTGACCATGCAGGTAGTTCAAGCTATTATGTTCAATGCAATAATGACGCCACGGGTTCCGGGTTGGCGACTCAAGGAGCTAATGCTAGTAATTACGTCACTCCGAATGGTGAAACCACCTTGAAGCAATTGATCGACAACGGCAACGTGGTGTATCACGGTGGTCGATCTGTTGATTCTGGTGGTGGTGGAGGAGCTTCATCTGTTGAACAGTTGACTGATGTTGATGTAACAACCACGCCACCCAGTGATGGCCAGGTATTAGTGTATGATGACACGAACAGCAAGTGGAGACCTGGCGCTCAAAGCAACGAGTTCGTGGATTTGACAGATACACCCGCCACATTGGACGCTGGTAGTTACTTTCGAGTCAACTCTGCAGGCGATGCCATAGAACAAATCAAAACCGCACCACCTGACGGAGGGGCGGGGGGCAACAGCCTAGTCCAATCTACCAGCAATTTCGCAGGTAAATTACCCGATTCAATTGTTATTTACCATGGTGGCGGTCCAGCTTTTGCGACATTATATGCAGTTACGACTTCTCAGATACAATACATTAGTTGGACACAGAATTCAAACCCCTATTATACAACTTTTAATAATGATCTAACCGGAACTGGTGGTATTCAACATGGGAACGGTTGGAGTTTCATTGACAGTGTGAATGTATTGCAGCAAATAATTGACAATGGACATGCTGTTTATCATGGTCAGAAGAGTGGTACCAGCGGCGTAGGTAGCTTGAATCATTTAAAAACACTCGTGGGCAGCAGTCCAAACGGTGGATTTTACACGGAGCTTCCGGATGCAATACTCTGCGACAACACTGGATCAGGATACGCTGGTGTGTTCAGATTGCACTGGATCAAACCAAACACCACAGCAGGTGGCATCGCTTGGGAGATCATTTATCGGGTTGAATATTTTGGAAGTGATGACTATTCTTTACGTTTCCTAGCTGATGCAGATGGTTCAAACGTCACACCCTCCAATGATGGTGCTTCATCCGATATGGCCAACAATAATTTACGTTGGTTCATCGAGAATGGTCATGCCATCTACAACGGTGGATACAACGAGTCAAATGTTGTTAGTGCCAGAATAGGTGCAGATGGCACCGTGCTCAGCAGCAACTACGACTGGATCGAAAGTGTTACTGCTACTACCGGAACCTATCATATTGTCTTTAAGCAAGGACATTTTACTACACCGCCAACAATCAATCTCTCGGCTGATGTTGTAGATGGTGTTAGTCATATGCTGGCTGAATATAACCACTTAACAAAAGACAGCTTAAATGTCATCACCATGAAAAACAACGACTCCGGTGCCATTCCAGCAGAATTTTGCATCATGGCCCAGCATCAGGATCGCCCGGTTGGACTGGCTGCTCCACAATACGGTATCAAAGCCTGGGGTGTGTTCGATGGCACACAAGGCACCAGCAACAATCACACCATCACCGGATTCACTGGAGGCAACGTGGCTAGCATCGTGAGAATCAGTACCGGGCTATACAGAGTCACATTCATCAACCCCATGCCTCATGCTGATTATAGCGTGTCAGGCTCCGCTAACCCCTGGGGTTTTAGTGGATCATATATCGGTGTGAGACATACATATAATAGTGATACTAGTAACAACCGCACCACAACAACATTCGTTATGGATGTCCGGAATACATCAAACGTGAACATGAACAGCAACAGAATCAGCTTTCAGGTAGTTTGTTAATTTTGAATTTAATTAATAGCAAAGATAGAGTGGTTTTAATATTATCTCATTTTTGGACTCCAATCAACATAACTACAGCTAAAGAAGGAATAAGAAAATTAATATCTTGCGGATCGACCTCTAATAACGAACCTTCTGTTAAAGTATTATCTCAATCAGGAGAGCCTTTATATTGGGAAGAGTGGATAGATGAAGAGCGTTCAACTTATTATAAAGAGCAACCATTTATTGCCGCATCAAACAAGTTATATCCAGTACCAACAATATTATTAACTACTGCTAAATGGGTGTATCAAACAAAAGGAAAGCCGAATTTAAGATATTTATATAAAAGATATAGAGGAAGGTGTCAAATTTGTGGAGATAAGTTCGAAATAAAAGATACCACCATTGAACATATTTATCCAAAAAGCAAAGGTGGCACAAAAGAGAGTCATAATGTCACATTAACCTGTCAACCATGCAACTCTAAAAAAGCCACAATATATCCTTATAAAAACTATAAAGGAGAGCAATTAAAGCCTTCAAACCCATACCCTTTCTTTCATCCCTTGCAAAAAGAGCGCCCCGAATGGGCTCCGTTTTTATTTAAAAAGTAATTGGCACATAGAATGCAAATATAGAAAAATCAACATTAACCCTTATTAAATATATTATGTCATATTACTTCAAAAAAAATTACAGGCCAGATTCAAATAAAACAAAAACAACAATGAATAATCTATTAAATGATTTATTTCTTAACTTCTCATTACCCGAAGAAACAGATTATTTTAATGATTTAGATGATTATCCAGTTCAAGCGAATGTTATCGCGAGAGAAAAAGAAACCGTAATAGAACTACTAACTCCAGGAATACCCAAGGAAGACATCAACATCGAATGCGACAATGGAAAGCTCTCTGTTTCCTATAAAACCCCAAAAGAAGAATCTATCGAAGGAGAATACGTTCAGCAACAAATCTTTAAAGATGGATTCAAGAATACATTTAAGCTTACATCAGAATTAGATCCTGATAAAATATCTGCATCTATGAATAATGGTATATTAGAAATCAAAATACCTCGCAGAAAAGGAAAATCTATAAATAAAATAAAAATTGATTGACATTATTGATATATAATATATAATCCTACTTTAATTATGAAAAAATTATTAATTACTATTACCGCCATTACGGCGCTTTTTATTAACGCAGCTTACGCTGGATCCGGCTCTGTATCCCTTGGATATGGAAGCGACACATTCAATAAAGGCTCTTTACTCACAGAAGAAAGTCTTTCTGCTTCAGTCGGTTACAGTCAAGAAATTGAAAGCCTAACCCTTGAAGGTTCGGCATCTTCTTTTGATGAACTCTCTGACGGACAAAGTGTTTATGTTTTTTCTGTAGGAGCTTCTTCTGAATTTGCAGATTTACTCAAAGCTTATGTTGGCCTTGAGCATGAAGAGATTGTGAGTGGTCGAAGTCAACTAGATGCAGTTGTGAAATTGAGCTTGAATACTGTATTATCTCCTTATCTATTAATTCAAAGAGATACCAGTGATAATAACTACGTCTTCGAAGGGGGAATGTCACACGGTTTTGATTTGCAATTCGCAAATTTAACTATTGGCGGATCAGTCGGTAATTCAGATAGGTATGGACTTGAAAATAATGATTACTATCAAGTTGGCGCGACTCTTTCAAAAAATCTAACCGATTCTATTGAAGGTTCTATAGGATATGCGAGAGTAGATTCTGAATCTATGGATGGAGAAGATTTATTGTCTGCAGCATTTAACTTTTCTTTTTAAGAAATCTAATAAATGTTCCATACGGCCACCCAGAAATGGGTGGCTTTTTTGTGTAATTATAGTTTGTAAATATTATAATCCTACAATGAAAAAACTAATTTTATTATTCTTATCATCAATCTATTGCTTCGGCGATACGCTTTATTTTAACAACGGAAAAGATCTAAAAGGAGATATTCTTGAGGCAAATGCGACTCACGCTTTAATAAAAAGATCTAGTGATTTACAGTTATTTAGAATAGCAATAGATTCTCTCACAGAAGATAATCAAGCATATATTAAAAATAATTTCCCCCCAAGCCATGAAGCTCTACCCAAATTCAAAAAACCCTTATCAGATAAAGATTTAAAAACTCATGCTAATTATATTGATAGCTTGATTGAAACAAAACTTAGAGGATATAATCTTCGACCAAATAAAGAAGTTGACGACGCTACATTTTTACGCAGATCATACTTAAAGGTTATTGGCAGGACTCCATCTTTAACAGAAGTAGATTCTTTTTTAAATAGTAAAGATAAAAATAAAAGATCGCAGCTAATTGATCAATTATTAGGTAGCGAAGGATATGTAAGCCATTGGTTTAACTTTTGGGCAGATATATTAAGAATTAAAGATAGATTAAACAATAGAATATCTGGCGTTCCATATAAAAATTATGTAAAAGACTTCATCTCCAATAACAAACCTTATGATGAATGGGTAAGAGAGATGCTTTCTTCTTCTGGCCCACTATGGATTAAAGGTAATGAGGGAGTTAGTTATTTTGCTCGTGATGTAAATATGCCATTAGACAGTATGGCAAATACAGTTAGAGTATTTTTAGGTACGAGCTTAGAATGCGCCCAATGCCACGATCATCCATTTGATCGCTGGACTCAAAAGCAATTTTACGAAATGGCAGCTTTTACGAGTGGCTCAACTAACTTAAGAACCAAAAGTCCAGAAAATTTAACCATATTAAACAGATTGGCTAGAGATGAAAGGCGTAAATTAGAAAATAATGATGAACCGCAAAAATCAAGGCAATTACAAAACGGAGTGAGAGACATACAAGACATTCTTCAAACTGGACTAGCTAGCATGGGCAATGGAAAGATAAATCTTCCAAAAGATTATCAATACGACAACGGAAAACCAAACCAAGCATTAATGGGTAAAACTATTTTTGGAGAAGAGATAGACATTAAAACAAAAGCCCCTCAATCAGGATCTAGAGAAATTTATGCAAACTGGCTAGCCTCAGATTCAAACCCAAGATTTACAGCAGTTATTGTTAACCGACTCTGGAAAGAAGCTTTTGGACTAGCATTAATTGAACCCATAGACAATATGTTTGATGATACATTAGCGACCGATCCAAAACTTCAACTTCACCTCGAAAAAGTTATGGTCGCATTAAATTATGACCTTAAGGAATTTCTTAGAATATTATATAATACAAAAACTTTTCAGCGCCAATCTATGGTGAGGGACATTATTCCTAAAGACAACAAAGATCAGTCTATGCCCGTAGAAGTAAAATGGATTGTGGCTGGTCCAGATAGCGAAAATCAATCCAAAAATGCAGTACCATATTTCTATCAAGGGCCTATGCTTGAAAGAATGAGCGGAGAACAAATCTGGGATTCCTTAGTTAATTTAACGGTAAATAATGTTGATTCTAGAAAATTAGAGCAAAACACAAAAGGATATGAAAATTTTCAAAATTTTTCAGAAATGACAGGAGAAGAATTGTTTTTGGAATTGATGGCAAAAATAAACAAAACTGAAAGACCTAAAACTCAAAGCGAGTCTAAATTCAGCAAACCAATAAACACAGACTGTCCAATCAAACCCGGTAGAGCGATAGACCCAACATTATTAGCTCTAAATGAAAACGGAGAGACTTTAGCTTTTTGTTGTGAGTCTTGTGTTGATAAATTCAAATCCCAGATTGAAAACAAGAAAAAAGAATATCAGCAAAACTTTGTAAAAGACCGTAATTCGGTAAGAGCCTCAGAACTGCCTTCTCCTGCGCCCATAGGGCACCTCATTCGTGAGTTTGGTGGTTCAGATAGGGAGCAGATAGAAAACGCAAATAAAAGCGCTTCTGCAACACAAGTATTGAATCTTCTTAATGGTTTTGTTGAAACTAGATTATTAAAAAATAAAAACTTTGAAATTATAAAAGCAATACAGTCGCAAAAGTCATTGAATGATAAAATTACAACAGGATATAAATATATATTAAACAGAAAGCCCTCTTCTAAAGAAATTAAAATATTTACTGATAATATTAAAAACGAAAAAGATGCATACAAAGAAATAATTTGGACATTAATTAATACTCATGAATTTATATTTGTAAAATAATCCCACTTTTTCTTTTTGAAGACATAAACCTTGCCATCTTTTACGTAGATCCATCCAAGTTTGTGAGTATAAATATAATCTTTATATTGAGGAGTGTTATATATCCAACCTAATTTTTCAGAATAAATCCAACACATAGAAGTTTTTTCTTTATAAGTTCCATATGCTCTGCCTATATTTCTATAATTAAACCATATTGGTTTCGGTTTTTGCTGGCACCTCATGCTCCATTCGCCGATATCTAATGGCTGAGTAGACTTAGCTTGATTTTTGCACCAATCACAATTATCTAAATAATCTTCTCTTTGCAATCTAGCGCATAAAATACTGGGTATAATGAATATAAGCAATAAAAACCGCACAATATATCATACACTTCCTGTTGACTTTTCTCAAAATTGTGTAATAATCTATTATGAACTTTAATACAATAGACGAATTAGGAAGAAGAGAATTTATAGCTCATGCTGCAAAAGCATGTTTTGGGGTGGGTCTTATGCCAATGGCAGGAGCGTATATACATAATAGTGTTAGCGCGTTAAATCCAGGAGCAAGAGTTCCTACTGCAAGGCACGTAATTTATTTAAATATGGGAGGAGCCATGTCTCACCTTGATACATTTGGGCCGAAGCCAGACGCACCAGATATTCAAGGCCCTACTAAATCTATTCCAACAAGCGCAGATGGAGTAATCCTTTCGGAAAACCTACCAAAGACCGCCGAGCTTATGCATCATGCAGCAATAATTAAAACAATGAACACAAGCCAAGGAGCTCACGAGCAAGCCAGTTATTTAATGCATACAAGCTATCTTAAAAGAGGCACAATTGTTCATCCTACATTTGGTAGCTGGGTGTCCAAACTTTCTGGCTCAATCAACAGAACAATACCCAGCAATGTTAAAATAGGAGGCGGCGGAGGCGGCGCTGGTTTTTTAGAATCTAAATACGGAGCATTACCAATTAATAATCCAAACTCAGGATTAGCTAATAGCAAAATGGCTTCATACTTAGATCATGAGCATTTTCAAAGTAGAATATCTATCGCAGAAGCTTTAAATGAAAATTTTTCTACCCAATTTCCGCAGAAAAAAGTAAGAGCTTATTCTGACTTATATAAAGACGCAATTAAATTAATGAATAGTAATGACTTAAACGCTTTTGACATCACAAAAGAGCCTGAGTCAACAAGTAATCTTTATGGTCAAACTAATTTTGCAAAAGGATGCTTATTAGCAAGAAGGTTAGTAGAACATGGGGTAAGATATGTTGAAGTAACAAGAGGAGGATGGGATACACATGATAATAACTTTGATAGAGTAGCGGCAAATTGCACAGATATCGATCAAGCATTAAGTGGACTGTTGATCGATTTAAATCGAAGAGGTATGCTTTCTGACACTTTGGTAGTTTTAACTTCTGAATTTGGAAGAACTCCAAATATTAACGGAAGAGACGGAAGAGATCACTGGCCTTATTGCTTTACAGCTTTTTTAGCAGGAGGAGGAGTTAAAGGTGGAATGACTTATGGAGAAACCGACAAAACGGGGCGCACTCCTACAGAAGGCAAGCCTGTTAAACCAGAAGACTTAAATGCTACAATTGCACACACTTTAGGCTTACCATTAAATGACTACCAATATTCTCCTTCTGGAAGACCTTTTACAATAGCTCATAAAGGCGAGCCTTTACTTGATATCTTGTCATAAAAAAGCCCCCTTACGGGGGCTTGAACATTTCTTTTGGAGTTGTTCGAAATTAAAAGTCGTCTTCTAAAGCCCCGCTTTGTTGATATTCTCTAACTCTTCTTTCAAAGAAATTCCCCATAGCTTGAACATCTACAACTTCACTTAGCCAAGGAAAAGGGTTTTTATCACTAGGGAAACGGTAATCTAAACCGATACCCTCTAGTCTTCTGTTTCCTATATAATGCATATATTCTACGAACATATCTGCATTTAAACCCAATATACCTGTAGGCAAAACATCGTGAGCGTAAGCTATTTCAAGCTCTACAGCTTTTTTCATATGCTCCACAAATTCATCTTGAATTTCTTTTGTCCAGATTTCTGGATTTTGATCAATCAAAGTATTAATCAAATAAGTTCCAAACGCAATATGAGAGCTTTCGTCTCTTAAAGTATATTTAATTTGGTCGGATATTCCTTGAAGTTTATTTTGGCGACCTAAGGCTAATAACATTGCAAATCCGCTAAAAAAGAATGTTCCTTCACAAACAATCCAATAAGTTAAAAAATTACGCAAAATTTCTTGCTTACCCTCTGTAGTGTGAGCGCTGAAATCTTGACGACTAATATCATTAGTAATACCCATTAAGAAGTCATCTTTAGCTTTAATACTTGGAATTGTTTCGTAAGCAGCAAAAACCTCTTCTATATCAAGATCTAAGCTATCACAAATATACACTACCGTAAGGTTGTGAAGACTTTCCTCAAAAGCTTGACGAAGTATGTACTGACGGCATTCAGCATCAGTAATAAATCTAAAAGCCGAAAGCAGCAGGTTATTACCAACCAAAGACTCAGATCCCGCAAAGAATCCAAGGCAGCGTTTAACGAGTAATTTTTCGTCTTCTGTAATTTCATCGTTTTTCCATTGTTTAATGTCGTTCTGCATACTAATTTCAGTAGGCATCCAATTATTGGCGCAACTTTTTAAAAATAAATCCCACGCATATTTATGTTTATGAGGTAAAATTCTATTTACCCCCGCGATATTTTCTGTTAGTAATTCTCCTGTTTTATCATTCATAGTTTTATTGTATAATAAATAACGTTCTAAGTCAAGATTAAGTTTACTCTAATTTATCTAAAAGATGCTGATATTTTTCAATATCTATCGCAACTCTTATTGATTCATCTGCCTCTGGGTTTAGAGAGAGATATTTTTTACCTCTATCTATTATCTCTTCCAATGTTTGAACATAAGCTGTTTCAGCGTAATCTCTATTTTTTCTATAATTTATAGAATCTATATTAGAATTAATTATTCTTAGATCTCTTCTAATTAATTTACATCTAACAATAGCTTCTTTAAAAGCTTTTAAATGTTGATGTCGATTCACTATTGACAGCTTTCGCAAGTACCACCATTCTTCATCGCTTCTATACTGCAAGCGGATGGTTCTTCTTTTTTGCTTTCATCATTATGAGCTTTTTCTACTTTGGATGCAGCGCGATTACGAAGATAATAAGTTGTTTTTAATCCAGCTTCCCAGCAAGACATATAAACATCATTTAAATACTTTAAGGAAGTAGATTTATTGTATAAATTAAAGCTTACCGCTTGGTCTATCCATTTTTGGCGAGACGCATTACATTCAATTAGTTTAAACATATCGCGATCAAACGCTGTTTTATATTTCTCTTTTAATTCAGATGGAATATCTCCATTTAGTAAAGATAGGTCCCCATCGACGCTTTTTACGAGCTTAGCGATTTTGCTATTCCATAAACCAGCATTTTTCATGTCATTAATAAAGTGTTCATTCGTAATAAAGAAATTGCCGCTTTTGTTTTCATAAACAAACAACACAGAAAAATTAGGTTCTATACTTTGCTCTACTCCATTAATATAGCCGATGGTAGCTGTTGGTGCAATAGCCATAACATTACTGTTGCGCATGCCAAATTCAGATATATGAGCCCTTAATTCAAGCCATTCATCTTTCATGCTTTCCCCCTCACCTCTTTCAGATTCCTTGGATTTTGTGCGGTAATTCATTAATCTATTATTAGAGTCAATAGGTAGAATATTTTTGCTCCACAGAGACCCATCAAAAGTTTCGTATCTACCTTTTTCTTTCGCCAATAGAGAACTAGCGTATATTGCATGATAAGAATAAAATTCAAATAATTTATCATTAAACTCTACAGCTTCATCACTATCAATATTAATATTCATTCTGTGACAAATATCATGAAGAGCCATCATACCTAAACCAATAGGACGATGCCTTAAATTACTAGTCTCTGCTTCCTTAGTTGGATAAAAATTAAGATCGACAACACTATCTAATGCCCTAATTGCAGTGTGAATAGTATTTTTTAATTTATCATAATCTAAAGTATTGTCTTCATTTAAATGATTAAGAAGGTTGACTGACCCAAGATTACATACTGCAGTCTCTCCAATATTAGTCTTTTCTCCTTTTTCGTATTTAGAAGATTTAGTGTGAAGAGTGATTTCTGTACATAAATTACTACTATGAACAATACCTTCGTGTTGATTTGTATATCTAATGTTGCACGGATCCTTGAAAGTATTCCATGGGTGAGAAGTTTCAAATAAAACCTTAAGCATTTTTTTCCACAATTCTTTTGCAGGGGTTATTCTGTAATTTTTAATTAAGCCTTCTTCTGCTTGATTACATAGTTCATTGTACTTTTTATCAAACTCCGCCCCAAACAAATCGTGCAGTCCAGATTCTTTTGGATCAAAAAAGTACCAAACATCTTCATTCTGAACTCTACGCATAAATTCATCAGGAATCCAAGAAGCAGTGTTCATATCATGACACCTCAACCTGTCATCCCCAGTGTTCCTCCTTAAGTTTAAAAAGTCTTCAAAATCTAAATGCCAAGGCTCTAGATAAGCACATCCAGCACCTGGACGCTTACCTCCTTGATTCACTGCTACGAGGAGATCATTGTATATCTTAAGCCACGGCACAAGTCCGCTAGAAACACCGTTAGTCCCTTTAATGTGTGAACCTGTTGACCTAAAAGGGGTTACATCAAGACCTAGGCCTCCAGCATATTTACTCTTACGAGCCTCTTGCCAAGCACCGTCAAAAATACCATCAATACTGTCATCAAAAGTGTTTAAATAACATGAGCTTAATTGAGATCTGACCGTTCCACTATTAAAAAGAGTAGGGGTCGAAGAAGTATATAAAAATTGACTAAACATATCATAATATTTAATCGCCCAATCCTCTTTGTTTTCTTCGTTTAGCGCTAAGCCCATTGCGACTCTCATCCAAAAAGACTGAGGAGCCTCCATGATTTTATCGTCTTCTCGAATAAAATACCTATCTGTTAAAATTTGTATACCCAAATATTTAAAAGAGTTATCTCTACGAATACGAATAGCTTCAGAAAGCTTCCCTAAATCGTATTCCAACATTCTAGTATTAAGCTTACCACCCTTAACGAGCTTTTTTATTCCTTGAATAAAGCTCTTTCTGTATTGAAGCCTGAACGCGTCACTATCAACACCTTCTTTAAAAACTTCTTTATATACCGTATTTAGTAGTAATCTACCTGCGGCGTAACTATAGTTAGGCTCCTTTTCGATCTTTTCTCGAGCGCTTAATATAAGAGCTGTATCAATTTCCTTGGTTGTGATCTTGTCGTATAATTGAAGTTGAGCATCTAGCACGATTTCACTTACTGATACATCAGCGATATCGTTACATGCGCGTTCAACATTAGCATTAATTTTCTCGACATTAAAGTCTTGAAGACGTCCGTTTCGTTTTTTTACTTTTATATCCATATTGTGTTTAAAATATTAACATTTGAGGGGGTAATTGTCAATAGGAATATATAGCTGTTAACAACTTTTCTTTCTTGACATTGAACTGTATTTATTATAGAATAGATAGCATGATACCATTATTCAAAAGCCACTTTTCTATTGGCAAAAGTATATTAACGCTTGAAGATCCAATTACACATAAAGAAGGTAAGTCGGACAGCGTTTTTACAATTGCTACAGAAAATAAATTAAAAGAAGTAGTTCTTGTAGAAGATTCTCTCACAGGATTCCTGCAAGCTAAAAAGCAAGCGGATAATCTTGGCTTAAAATTAATTTTTGGATTAAGGATTGACATGAAGGAAGATGCGAAAGTTAACCCAAAAGAAGAAAACCAACAATGCTCTCACAAAATTATTATTTTTGCAAAAAACTCAAAAGGATGTAAATTATTAAATAATATTTCTAGTGCAGCTTATACAGAGAACTATAACTGCGTAGACAGAAAAACACTCAAAAGATTCTGGAATAATAAAGATCTATTAATGGCAATCCCATTTTATGATTCATTTATATTTAATAATTTAATTAAATTTTGTAACTGCACGCCAAATTTTGATTTTTGCAAGCCAACGCTTTTTATAGAAAACAATTCATTACCTTTTGACAACTTCGTAGCAAGTAAAGTTAAGGAATATGCCGGCAAAAACAATATGACATTACAACAAACGAAGAGCATTTATTATAATAAGAAAAAAGATGTGCAGGCATTTCAAACCTATAAGTGCATTACAGGCCGTACTTTCGGCAATAAAACATTATCAAAACCAAACTTAGATCATTTCGGCAGCAATGAATTTTGCTTCGAAAGCTGGAAGGAAAAAAATGAAAGAATCACTGCTTAGATTTCAAAAGAATAAAAAGTATTTACTGTTCGATTATGAAACATGTAATTTAAATCTTGTGTCCAACAATAAACCATGGCAATTAGCATTCCTTGTAATAGAAAATAATAAAATTGTAGAGCAAAAAGATTATTGGCTTAAGTGGGATGAATTAAATGTTTCTCCTGACGCAGCTAAGATCACTGGTTTTACAGAAGCAAAGTACAAGAAAAAAGCTACATGCCCCAAAGCTGCATTAGATCATTTCGAAAAATATCTGTATGACGACTCATATCTCAAGGTTGGCCATAATCTATTAGGTTTTGATGTATATATGCATAATGTTCATCGCAAATTAATTGATGAAAATGCAGAAACCGATTTTAGCTACACAGAACATTTAGTAGATACTCTTTGCCTAGCAAAAGCCCTAAAGAAAAGGATTAGATTAGACAAAGACGATAATTTTTTAGCATGGCAATATCGACTCAACCACCTGATTGAGAGAGGTTTAAGCTGCAATCTTAAGCAATGCTGCAAAGATTTTGATGTTGACTTTGATGAGAAAAAATTGCATGATGCCCTATATGACATTAGAGTTAACTATGAAGTATTCAAAAAAATGATATGGGAGATAGAAGTATAATGAGTTTTACAGAACAGTTTACAGATTACGAAGATTGTGCGCCTCCAGGCGTAAAATTACCAGAAATTAAAATCGAAAAGAAATACTATGAAATGCTTGATGCATCAGAAGATATTTCAAACTTCGACTTTCTACGTAAGCTATGCCATAAAGGAGTTTATGATAGAGGCATAGATAAATTTAAAAATAAGAAAGAATATTTTGATAGAGCAAAATCAGAGCTTAAAATCTTAGATGAGCTAGGGTTTATAGATTATATTTTATTAAATTGGGACATAATAAACTATTGTCACGAAAATGATATACCTACAGGTCCAGGAAGAGGGTCTGCTGCAGGCTCTTTGGTTCTTTATCTAATTGGAGTCACAGATGTAGACCCGGTGAAATATAGCCTTTTCTTTGAGCGTTTTGTTTCAAAGAGTAGGGCAAGAAAAATAGAAAAAGATGGAGAAATTTATTTAGATGGAAGTCTTTTAGCGGATGTAGATAACGACATAGCCTACGAAAGAAGGGTTGAAGTTATAGAATATATCGAAAAAAAACATCCCGCTCGTACAGCTAAAATATTAACACTAAACACCTTGAGCGGAAAGCTTTGCGTGAAAGAGTGTGGAAAAATTGTTGGGGAATTTTCCGAGCAAGAGGTGAATGAAGTTAGTGACACTATTCCCAAAAAGTTCGGAGTTGTTATGCCAATTTCGTCTGCAATAGAAGAAAGTGAAAAATTCGCAGATTGGGCAGCAAGTAATCCAGAAGTATTTGAGATTGCTCTTAAATTAGAAGGTTTAAACAAAAACACGGGAGTTCATCCTAGTGGTATTGCAATTTCTTTTCAAAAAATCACAGATATTTGTCCAATTCAAAAATCAAATGATGGGGCTTTAGTCACCGGATATGACATGAATTGGGTTGCAGAATTAATGGTGAAGTTCGATATCTTAGGATTAAGAACTTTAAGTGTTATTTATGATGTCTGTAAAAATCTAGATATAGATATTTCTGCTGTAGATCTAAATGATGCAGACGTATATAAGCCATTGCAGTCTCTTAGAGCGCCTCACGGGCTTTTTCAGCTCGAATCTGATACAAACTATAGGGTTTGCAAAAAGATTAAACCTAAAGATTTAGAGCAACTTAGTGCGGTCGTAGCGATTGGTAGACCTGGAGCTCTAGAATTTTTAGATAATTACGCTACATATTCTGAAACAGAAGAAGCGCAGGTTATTCATGAATTCTTTAGTGATGTTCTGGATTATACAGGAGGAATCCCGCTTTACCAAGAGCAATTGATGCAAATGTCAGTTAAGGTTGGATTTACGCTTGATGAAGCGGAACAATTAAGAAGAATTGTCGGTAAGAAAAAAGTAGAGCAAATGCCTGCTTGGAAAAAGAAGATTGAAGACAAAGTAGAGGAAAATGATTTACCTAGAGAGATATCACATATTTTGTGGAGCGTAGCAGAAGATAGTGCTAATTATTCTTTTAACAAATCCCACTCCCTAGCCTATGCAACTTTATCTGCATGGACAGCTTATTTAAAATTTAATTACCCACAGCAATTTTTTATATCTTTACTAAAAATGACTAAATACGAGCCATCTCCACAAGAGGAAATAGCTAAGGTTTGTCAAGAGCTTTCTAATTTTGGAATAAAATTACTTTCTCCAGACTTGGCAAAATCTGGTATGGATTTTTCAATTGAAGGTAAAAATATACGATTTGGATTAAATAGCATCAAAGGCGTGAGTGAAAAGTCCTTACATTCTCTCAGAAATTTTCGCTCAAGCGAAACCCCAACGAAATACGATATCTTTCTCGCAGCAAAGCAAGCTGGATTAAACATTGGTATATTAAGCGCATTAATTCAAGCTGGAGCTTTAGAGAGTAAAGGTAAAAATAGGTCTCTGATGGTTTTGGAGGCTCAAGCATTTAATCTATTAACAGACAGAGAGAAGCGTAACTTTATTTCTCTTGGAGAAAAGTATGAATATAAACTTTTAAACTGTATAGCAGATGCTAAAAAAGGAGGTCTAGTAGGAGACGATGGAAAGCCTTTAATGAAAGAGTCTAGATTTAAAACATTTAAGAAAAAATACGATTTATATAAAGAGATTTATGATAAAAATAAAATGTATCAAGGATTTGCTAATTGGTATTTTGAAACAGAGTTACTTGGATATAGTCATAGCTCTTCGTTAAAATCATGCTTCATGGACTCCTATGAGGCATTAAAAGATTCAAGGGACTTAAATCTTATGAATTCAGATGACAAAGGTAAATTTATCGGAGTTGTAGAAGATTGCATCAAAAGAACTTCTCGTAATGGAAATAAATATATGAAACTCTCAATTACAGACGAACATGGTAAATATGACGCTATGCTTTTAAATTCTCGAAGAGGTAATTTTTATGACAGATATTTTGATTCTAAGAAGAAAACTCCATCAAAAAAGAGTATAATAGTAGCGTATGGAAGAAAAGGAGAAGATATAGTTTTTTTAGATTCTTTAGCTATAATGGACGAAAAGATATATATGAAAATGTCTGAAGTTAAATAGTTTAACGTGTAATAATATGAAAATGACACCAAGACCTAATTTTACGCCGAGAGCGCAGCAGGCAATTAATAAAGCTAAATCTACAGCGACAGACTATAATCATCAATTTGTGACATTAGATCATTTATTTTACGGAATGATTCAACTTAATGCTGGGATTTTATCAGAAATATTATTTTTACTAAACATAGATCAAGGGTTAATAAAAGATCAACTAGAAGAAGATTTCATAAAAACTGCTTCAGAATCTTTAACCGATGAAGAACCTGTATATGATGAGCATTTTCACGTTATACTTAAAGTTGCAGCTTCTATTAGTGAAAAACTAGAACATGAATACGTAGGAATTGAGCATATGTTACTTGCATTATTAAAGTATGAAGAGTCTTCAGTTCCCTATTACTTTTCTTTATTTAATGCTTCTGCAGATGATATTATTGCGGAAGTTAGGGAATATTTACATCTTTCAAAAGATCATTCTAATAATTACGCGAAGCCTTCTTCGAAACCAAAAACTACTCCTACCCCTAAAACAAAAGAAACTTCAAACTTCCTTGATAAACATGCAGTTAATTTTAACGTATTAGCGTTAAAAGGTAAATTTGACAATATTATTGGAAAACAACAAGAAATAGATATGGCTTGTGAAATTTTGTGCAGAAGAACTAAAAACAACCCAGTACTACTCGGGGAACCTGGAGTAGGGAAAACCGCTATAGTCGAAGGTTTATCGCAAAAAATAGTCAAAAGCGAAGCCCCAGATTTTCTTTTGGGCAAAATAATATATTCCTTAGACCTAGGATCTCTTATAGCTGGCACAAAATATAGAGGTCAATTTGAAGAGAGGTTAAAAGGTATAATTGATGAAGCTAAGAAAGATCCAAATGTTATTTTATTTATAGATGAAATACATACTCTAGTTGGAGCCGGAAACGCAGAAGGGGGAATGGATGCAGCTAATTTATTAAAGCCTTTACTTGCTAGAGGAGAAATCAAATGTATTGGAGCGACTACTCAAAATGAATACAAAAAAACAATACTCAAAGACGGAGCTTTAGACAGAAGGTTTCAAGCAGTTAAAGTTATCGAACCTTCAAAGGAAGAAACCAGAGAAATAATTTTAGGAATAAAAAATAAGTATGAAAGCTTTCATAGCATCAGTTATTCTGAAGAAGTTTTAGATTTAATAGTAGAATTAACTTCAAGATATATGCTTGATAAACAATTCCCAGATAAAGCTATAGACGTAATGGATCAAGCTGGATCTAAAGTAAAAATAAAAAATATAACTAGACCAAAAAGAGCGAAAGAAATAGAAAAAGAATTAGAAGAAATCGCAATCCATGAATCGCAAGCAAGCCTGTTAGACGCAAAAAATTTCTTAAATCAAGAAAAGCAGTTAGATCTTCTCGAAGAATATGATAAAGTCATCGAAAAATGGGCAAAGAAAACAATAAAAACCAGAGTCTCTGTTTCAGAAAAAGATATTTATGAAGTAATATCTTCTCGCACAGGAGTACCGATTAAAGAAATATCTAAAAAAGATTCAGAGAAAATGTTAGGACTCTTTAAGTCTTTAAAAAACAAAATCATAGGTCAATCTGAAGCGCTAGAAGAAATATGTGAGTCTATATTAAGATCTAAATCTGGCTTACAGGATTCAAGAAAACCGATTGGAAGTTTTATGCTGATCGGTGCAAGTGGTACAGGAAAAACTTATACAGCAAAATGTATCGCTGAATTCATATATGGAGGCGCAGATAAATTAATACAATTAGATATGAGTGAATTCTCCGAAAAGATATCAGCAAGCAGATTGATAGGAGCTTCTCCTGGTTACGTAGGTTATGAAGAAGGTGGAGAATTAACTGAAAAAGTAAGAAGGAATCCCTACAGTGTTATATTATTTGATGAAGTAGAAAAAGCGCACCCAGATGTTCTAAACATATTATTACAAATCTTGGAAGAAGGTTTTGTTACAGACAATTCTGGGCGCAAGGTCAACTTTAATAATTGTATAATTATACTCACTGGAAATATAGGCAGCGAAAAAGTATCAAAACCAGTAATAGGTTTTAGTCAAGCAGAATCATCGGCGCAACTAAAAGACAAGCTCATGACCGAGCTCAAGGTGTTTTTTAAGCCAGAGTTCCTAAATAGGTTGAATGAAATAATCTTATTTCAAGATTTTGATATTCCACAGCTAAAGAAAATAGTTAATTTAGAAATGCAAAAAATATCAGATAAACTCAAGGAAAGAAATATAACTATCAAAGGAACTGCATCTATAATTAATTATATAGCAGAAGAAGCAAAGAAAGAAAAAATGGGAGCAAGGCCAGTAAAAAGATTAATTCAAAAAAATATTGAAAACGAACTATCGAAACTTCTTTTATCTAAAGAATTAGATGATAATTCTGAAATAAAATTCTCTTATCTAAAAAATAAAGTTTCTTTTAAAATTAAGGAAGTATAGGCTTAACAGGATCTTTAATCTCAGGATCTTTTGTGTCCATAGGGTCTTCAAATTTTTCTCCGGGATTATTATGCAAATCTTCGCTAACTTTATTTTTATTTTCGTTAAATATAACCATACAAGCAGAAAATCTATCTCCTTGAACAGGGTATCTTTTTTTCATATTCGCATCTAAAATGCATCTTGTAATAAATTGATCTCCGCTTTCTTGCGCTGCTGGAGTTGGGTATCTTTTATCCTGATTAGAAAGGAAATTATTTTTATCGTTTTCACTTTCAACTATCTCTTCTGTTTTATTTGGAAACATTTCATGATACTCTGTATACATCAATGATTTATTTAGTAAATCATGAGCATCTTGAATATTTTTCTTTTGCCAATCCTCTAAATCAGTATCATCTTTTACCATATCGTACATTATTCGAGCTTTTTTCCAAAGGTTATAAAGCTCAGACTTAATGATTTTATTATTATAATTTGTTTCTGCGTTTGATTCGCTCATAATATTTATTACACTTAAAACTACATATAATATCCATCAATTTCTGGATGAACACCTGTTGTCGAAGCGTCTTTGCCATGAACTTGATTAGGCTTTGCTCCATATAAATTATAAGCATGCACAAGCTCTTTGACTCTTTCTTGGGAAGCAAGGTAAGCTTGGTGATAATTTTTGGCTGTAGCATTTTTGTCTGATCTTTGAATGACAGAATCTCCTTCTTTGATCATCCTGAAATCAGGGCTTCCATCGCTTCCATCAATACCTCTTAATACTCTTCTATGAGCTTTTCTGTTGTATTCAGATAAATACATTTCCCTGATAATCGCTTGTTCCTCTAAACCAAAACTGCTAGGATCTTGACCACTAAAAGAAGTAAATATTAAATTATTTAGTTCCCCTAAATGACCTTCTAGCCAACCGGAAATCAACCCAATTTCTTTATTCCTAGATTCTCCATGTTCATGAAAACCAATTTCTTGATCATATATATCTACCGCAAGTTTTCCTAAATTTGTATCTGGAAATAAATCGTGTGCCATTTTAGTTATTTAAATAATCAATTACTGACTTATGCTTAGGATTTTTTGGATCTAATTTTTGAGGCTCTCCCATGATTTGCACACTACCTTTACCATATAAGCTTGAATCAAACGCTCTTTTTATTTTATTCTTTAATACTGTTTTGTTTCCCGAAGGAAAAACTCCAACTTTAACCGCAAAAGCTTGAAGGTCAGTTAAATTCATATCTTTGAGCATTTCTTCAAATACTCTTTTATCATTTGTTTTGAATGGGTTAATTTTAGGAATACCAAGAACTTCTTCTAGTTCTCTAGCTCTAGAAACTTGATCTTCATATGTTTTACCATTAGTTTGTTGTAAATCTTCAAGTTTTTTTGCCTTCGTTTTTTTAGAAGCGCTAGACTTGCTCGATGTTGTTTTTTTATTTGCCATAATTTTACCTTTTACCTTTATGTATTAATACACATTTATTATAAATAAATTAAATAAAAAATCCACCCCAGTTGCCTGAGGTGGACTTTTATAAAACGTTAATTTTAGTTAAAATTAAACGATAAGACCAAGCAACACGCGATCATCGATGATCATACGGCCTTCTTCAAGAGAACCATAATAACCAATCTTAGACTGACGAGTTACGAATTGATCGTCGGCTACGAGAGAAAACTCGTCTCCGGACTCGGAATCTGTAGCGACTGCACGAATCATAGATTCACGACTAAGGTCTACACCAACAAGAACTTGCTCAGAAGCACCATCAAATGTTGATTTACTTGCCGCAACAGCATAGTGGTCATCATAAGAAGTGTTATCTGCAGCAACGTCAAATGTAGTATTCCATTTTTGACCATCACCCATTTCATTATACTCTTGGATAGATACGCCATAGAATTCAGGAATACCAGCGCTATTAAAGATGGCATCACGCATGCTGTCTGTTCCAGCAATATCAGTGTTTTCACCTTTAGTGTTGATCGGATTGTAAGCTAAGCCACGAATTTCTTCTACGATTTCAGGAGAAACAAGAAGATCTGTAATTCCGCGTCCGCGGCGATCAGCAGGAGTTCCTCCGGTCCATGCAGTATTAATTCTTTTCGCTTTTGTGAAAAGCTTATTAAGATCTGAAAGCAAGAAACGGTTTGCTTGAGCAGAACGGATAACATGTTTCTCTCCGTTTGTTTCGGCGTTTGCTAATGCAGTCATTATCATGGTTGCAGAAGTTTTTTCTTGTTTAAGAAGGACTTCTTGCGCCATACGAGTAAATGTTTTACTAACAACATCAAGTCTTGAGCGGGAAGCATAACGCTTATCGAAACTCAACGCACTATCGAGAGTATAAGTTGTGAACTTAAGCTCGCTTTGTGAAGGTGCAACTTGATTAGTAGGAAGTCCGCCAGCGACTGATTGACTCCAAACTTGAATATAGTCTTCATCAGTGATGTCGTGATAGAGATCCAAGGGAATACTTGGGCTTTCATCACTATTGAACTGAAGAGAGGTAAACATATTACTCACTGTAGGAGCTGCATTAACAACTTCTGCCAAGACTGGACCAATAAATTCAGCCAAAGCAGTTTGAGCTTCGTAAGCAACGTCTCTGTTTTTCGAAGCCATAGCTTTGATAAGCTCGACTTGCTCGGGTGTTCTTTCTAAAGTAATTTTCATTATTTTTTAATTCCTTTCTTAGAAGCTGACTTTGCAGAGATATTTCTTTGCAGATGAATCATCGCTTTCTTCGCCGACAGCGATTACAGAACCTACTGCTGTGCCAGAACCTTGTGTTCCTAATTTACCGCCAGATTTAATCTCAAGATCGTCTCCAACAGATGGAGCTCCGTCAATTGCGCTAGCAGCAAGAAGAACTAATCCTCGAGTCAGAACAGGAACTGTTTGACCTGGAAGAACTGCTTGAGCTTCGTCAAGTTTTTGTTTATAATAGAGTAATTTTTCTCCATTCTCGTCGAAAGCCAAGGTCTCACGAAGAGTGATTCCAAGTCCACGACCGCCAGCAGCAGCAGGAGCAACAGTCATACCTGTATTAGCGGGGTATCCGTTGAATCCAATATGCGCTCCATCAAAACTAGCGCCTAAATAATCACGAAGATTATCAGGTGTTGATGCACGCAATTCGGAAACCTCACCAGGTAGAGCTCCCGCGCTTACAGAAACAACAACGCCAGAGTCAAAGTCGCCAGTTCCGCCAGAAACAAAACTCGAAAGAGTTTTGCCGCTAACATTGAGGGCGAACAAATTGACAACGTCATGTTCACTGTAGTCTCGGTATGGTAGTATTCTTTTTGCCATAATTTTTTTCTTTCTGTATTAGTATGAAATTTTTACTGATTGTTTAAAAGTTTTTGCGAAACGTTCTTTAAGAGAATCGCCTTCGGATGAACTTTCATTATTGTTTATAACTGCAGCTTCTTCAACTTCAAGATTTTCCAAAGCCTCAGAAACCTCATCGGTTTCGTCAGTTTCTTCAGTGCTTGACGCCTCAGATACTTCAACAACCTCTTCTGAAGTTTCTTCTGTATCAGCTTGAGCTTCAGAAAGTCTTTTTTGAACTTCTTGAGCTACTTTATCTTCAAAAGCTTTTTGTTCGGCAGCGATAACTTCTTTATTCTTATGCTTCCAAATTTTAGCCAATTTTTCTTGATAAGCTGCAAAGCTATCATCTGTTGAGTCGAGATCCGAAAGCTCAGATGCAACAATTTTAGAATCCTCTTCGTCAAGTTCGTAAACTTCATTAAGAGCTTCCATTCTTGCATTGAATCTTACTTCTGCCTCTCTGGCAGAATTTTCTTCTTCAAGAGCGGAAAGTTTTTCTTTGGTTGCGTTAAGTTGATTCTCTACTTCATTCATTTTTTCTTGAAGAGAATTTTGAGCCTGAACAGCCTCTTCTTTTTCAGCTTTAGCTTTTTCAAGATCGGCGACATACTGCTCGCCTTTCTCGCGAATAGCTTCGATAAACACTTTGGAAATGCTAGCGACGCTTTCTTCAGAGAAATCTTGGTTGCCAAGCTTTTCATCTAAAGCTGCTCGGAATTCGTTAATTATTTGATCTTTATCCATAATAGTATTATTATTGGGTTCTTTGTTTAGTACATTTTCTTCAGAAGAATGGGAAATTTTTTTGCTTTTAATAATGATCTTATCAATTGGTTCGTTTCTATTGGGCTTCTCCTCTTGGGTTTTGCGGTTTTCAGCAACTAAACCTTTTACGTCTGCAGCTGGGTTAGAAGTGAAACCTATTCCTAGCGGATAAATATCTCCCACAATCAATCGGTTTACCTTTCTGCCATCTTGCAGCATTCCTTTTCCTCCTAAAGATTTTAAATATGGAGAGTAAGCCTTGACTTCATCTGGATCAGATATAATAGAAGATTCATATAAATCATCCCCACCTACAGATATTACATAATCATTAAACCCAACTTCCCAGCTAGCAGAAACAGTCTGGAAATAATCGCTAGATTCATCTGTAGAATTTTCAACTAAGTCTGCAAATTCTTTACTGGCTGTTCGATAAACTACTGCCGCAAGAGCTATATTATAAGCCTTATCTTCGATTAAAGCTTCATCGTCATTCATTAATTCTGAAGAATCTCCATATCTAGAAAAACCGGCAGAAACAATATGCCCTACGATTTTATCTCTATCGTGTTCTATGTTCGTTGGTTTGTGAACGAAATAGTCTTTAACCGATACTGCGGTTTCGCTGTCTATCCCGTCTCCATTTTTATTAAATTTATTTACCACCGCTGCATTAAAAGCCACCCCTAATAAATCAATGTTTCTTTCAAGATTTATATTTTTTGGAATTAAAGGTCTTAATGACTCAAGCGATGCCTCACTAATATTAGAATGTTCTAACTCATTAGAAGCAATAATAACATTATCGAATGTTGTTGTATATTTATATGGTAATGACATTTGCAAAGTGTTACACTCAGTTTATAAACATGGGAGTAAAGGTATAATTTACATTTTTTACTTGAACATTCATCATATCATAATATAATTTAATCATCCAATTTCCAAGGACTAATGCAGAATATGAATCTTTTCTTGCTTTTTCTGGGCCAGTCTGCCTTTTTAAATTCGGAGGTAGATCGAAGGTTTGAGTTCCTCCCGCTGAAGTAGTTATCTGAATTAAAGCGCACTGAGCTTTAATTAAATTAATCATATCAAATTGATGTTCTACGAAATCAATCATCTTTGCAGCGTTAGTCTGCCTTTCTAAACTTTGTGAAGTTCTTAAAAATTTTAAATCTTGTATTGGTATTTTCTTTTTTCTTTGCTCGTTATATGAATCGTCGATTGCGCGAGATGCAAAATATATCCTTCTGTGATCAAAATTAGCTTGAAGTAATTCATTAGCTAATCTTATCCACTGGCTTGTTGGCTTTCTTAAATAACAAATATGCCTTGTTTCAAGATTATATTCTCTTTTACCTTCAAGAAGCTTTTGTTGATAATGTTCAAGATCATCAAAATTAGTATTCAAACATCCAATGTTAATTTTATTCTTTTTAAATAAACTACTTTCATTGCATGCATTTATAAACTGAACTCCTCCATTATAATCTCCCACAATAGATACAATATTAAAATGAGTTAGTAAATAATAAAAATAAAATATATGTTGTTTTAAGTTTGTTCCAGATAATGCATAGCTATGAACTACAGTGCCAATTTTTTTATCGTCATTTAATTTTAATACCATCATTGCAAAGTCGTCACTACTCTCACTCTCTGCCCAACTCGGATCAAATGCCAGTATATACTTTTCTCCGACTTCTCCACAAACTTCAACATTAGGTCTCTCTCCATCTTGCAAAGTGCATGCTGCCATTTTAGAAGTTTTAAAATATCCGCTACTGTCATCTGTAAATATAGAACCAAACTCTCTGTCGAATTGACTTTGGCTCATTGTAGACTTCGCTTGCTCTATCAAATTTTTATCATATAGCTGTTTTGGAGCGCAGTCGTAACTGAATTGCATAATGATCCTATGCGCATCAGAATGCTTATCTCCCCCCTTCATAATAAGCTCTTCAAATTGTTCGTATGCTTTATACATATATTCAAACTTATAACTTGCAGAAGATAATGCGATCAATTTATTATTTGGCCAGATATGCCTGTCATCTTCAGTCATCTCCCCCTTATCTATCAAATCTGTCTCTAAATTATACAACTCTTCTCTTTGTGTCGGATTTTCAACAACACTAAGGAAAGGTATAATAACCTCATTATAAATTCTTTCAGGCATAAGAGCAAACTCGTCGATAATAATTCTATGGAAACGAAAACCCCGTAGTTTTTCACCATCACCAAGCGGCAGAGCTCTTATGCGGCTAGAACCAATTTCAAGCAACCACTCATCATTGCTTTTTGATTTATGAGTTATGCATTGAGACAAATATGTAGCGCCAGGCTTCGATGCAATATCTTCAATTTTCTTAAATATCATTTTCGCTTGGCGAAAAGATTTAGAAAGTATACCAATCTCAACACCTTGATTTAATATCGCGTCGAGATAAGCATATATTGCAGTAGTAAATGATTTACTCATTCCCCGAGACCATACTCCCATAAAATAATCAGTTTCAAACATAGCCTTGATCGCCATATGCTGAAAAGGGAATAATTTGACTCCACTAACTAAATCTGCAGTAAACGTAATGTTTTCTCTTAGGAATTGATAAAGTAAAAGCTTAGCTTCCTTCTCTTCTAAAAAACCTTCAATTTTTAAAAGCTTTTCATTGAAGTCTTCTTCGCTTTTTCTAGATAACTGTTTTCCTGTTTCCCAAGCCATTATACAATATCCTTATCTATGTAATATTGCAAATCTACATTCCAAAGTTTTCTACCTAATACTAATAACTTAGGAATAATTTTTTGACTATGCTCTCTATTTTTCGTAAATATAAATTGGCAATGCCCTGAAAATTTATGATTAAGTACCCTCATGTTATGATATACATATTTTAAATTTGATTTATGTGCGCCCCATCTATTATTTTTTTCTATTTGCCAAATTGGACTTTCTGTAACAATAAACAAATAACTATCAAATTCTTTTGTTCTTTGCAATTCATACTCAAATCTATCTAAATTATTTTTACTTAATGTAGACTTAAAGTCTTGCTCTCCTTTGCGATCTACATAAGTATAATCATAGTGATCCTGCCCTACAGCATAATCTCCAAAATCCAATTTCAGGGACTGGGATCTAGGGAATGCTAGAGGTTGCTGTTCTCGTGTGTCAATGAATATCTCGACATCTTCGATTCTGTTCTCCCATGTTTTAGGTAAAGGAGAGCTAAACATAGGTTTAACATTAGCTTCCTTGCAAGCAGCTGTATACGATCCAAAATGTTTTTTGTATATTTCTATAGTTGGTAATTCATGTAATTTCAATTCTAAATATGATGGGCCAAAATTTAATTGTTTTTGCTCAATCCTTCTTTTTAATAATTCCAGAATATACGGCTTTACAATGTCGGCTGGTTCTCTTGCGCACCATTTTAATAATTGAGAATGAGTAGAAAAGTCTTTAGAGAAGTATTCGTCTTTCTTTTTAAAGGGTAAGGGGTCTCCGTTATATAGATTGTATCGCGGATAATACTTGGTATAATATTCTGCAAGCATAATTTTATGAGTTTTCAAATGAGCGTGCAGGCTTCTTTCTGAAGTAAATTCTGCACCACATATTTTACATATGTTCATAATTCAAAATCGTAAACTTTTAACTGATCATCGGCAAATCTTCTACGTTTACCAATTAACTCTTTTCTCTGTAGGAACCAAAATGTTTTCACGAATAAGGTTGGAACACGAAAACCTAAACCAAAAGAAGATTCGACTTTTGGAGTCTCTGAATATAAACGTCTGTATAAAATTGGAAATGAAACATTTTCCATTGAGCAATTAGTAATAGATATATTTCTAACCTTAGGTCTAACTACATCGTCGTAGTCTCCCCAATTTCCCAAATCTATACAAGCTCCGTCCCACCAGTTTCTAAAAGAACCTATGAATTTACAGTCTTTAAATGATACATTTTTTGCGCCTCCTTTGCAGGTTATATGTTGCTTGGTTCCATTTTTAGCTATAAAAGTACAATTTTCAAAAGTTATATTTTCTCCGCGAACCATATCGACACAATCTTCATATCCGCCAATAATGGTAGAGTCTACGACTTTTACGTTTCTGCAGAAAGACAATTTTAAGCCTTCAGCAACCCCTGTTCCGTCAATCGTACAAGATTTAATGTTTATAGAGAATTGATCCTCACCAGGCCTCCAAGCAAAACCTAAAGCGTTAAGGCCGTTAAATTTACTTTCGCTTTTTTCGACTATATTGCTAGAAAAAACTTGATCCTCTAAATTTATATTCATATTACATCCTCTTTAGATATTCCTAACACTCTAGCTTTCCAATCAGGCATTGACTCTAGGTTGTCAGCCTCTTCTTTTGCTGCCTTCTTCTGTAATTGTGCAATTTTGACCATAACTTTCCTTTCCTCCTCTTCTTGAAATAATTGAACAAGAGCTAAAATGTTTGCGTTCTGCCTTTGATGACTTGATATTCTTTTTGATCTATCTCCTTGAAGTTTTTGGATCAATGATTCCATTCTTTTTTCGCATTGATTATATTCTTCGCTTTTTGTTTTCAATAACTCTGCTAATCTAACAGTTAAATCCTGTTGATCTTCCGCCTCATCGAACATTCTGTTTAATTTATTAATTGCGCTTTGAATATTTTTGAGATGTATATAATCCATACATACATTAATATATAAATTAATTTCATCGCTAGTTAAATCTGGCTTATCCCATGTTGCGCGAACAAATTCCGCTTCAAATAGATCTCTATCTGCTTGGCTGTCGTACGTATTAATAACCTGAACAAATCTAGGAGAACCAAGAAAAGACCCCAATGCCTCAACACCTTTTTTTTCTGTTACGCTAAGTTTATCTTCTTGGATTTCTTTTTGGCAATAATCATTTATTTTTTTAATTATTTTACTTGGGGCTTTAGGAGGAGAATATTTTTTATTTATCGCGTTCTCTGTGGCTGGCGTTTCTAAATTTTGATTTTCGTCGACATATTCAAATACTGCCAGATATTCTTTTGTTGTATGAGTGACCCGCATATTAGGAAACAAAACTGAAGCGACCTGCATGCAGGTCATTCCTTCGTTAATAGAATTATCAATAAATTGTTTTTGCTCTAAGGTTAAATCTATAGGGGGCTTGACCTCAGGATGCCTTGTCTCGTATTCAATTTCTTGTTGAGCTAAGAAAGCCCTCACAGCTCTTCCCTGCTTACTTCTTCCATCAATTTTATCACAATCAGGGAATGCAAGCCTAGTTAGCTCCGTAAGATCTGAGATCTTTTTTGAATTTTCTATTATTAATTGTTTCTGAGAATCAGTTAACTCCATAGCATCACACTTTTTACCGGAATAATATCTTCTTTTTCAAGTATTTCTTGCGCTTTTTGTTTAAATATTTTTTTAAGATTTTTAATTTGCTTGTATCCCGCTTTTCTCCCTTTTTCGGAAGTCTTATAACCCATTTTTTTAGCAACCTCTTCTTCACTTTTATGATCAATGAAAAGTAATTTGTATACGGTAAACTGTTTTTCGGATAAATCTTTTTTCATATACTCATTTAATTTATCCTGACACTGTTGTATATCAAAGCTTCCGTCTTGCATTTGCCCAACTTCGTGGCTATGGTTTTCTAAAGCTAAAGCCATTTTAATTCCATAAGCAGATTTTTTTGTTCGTTCCCATTTTGCGTACAATGGACAAGTCGAGTCTTGCAGCCCGCTTTTTGTGAAACCGCATAGAGAATGACTACAACCATCTTGAGCGGGGCCTGATTGGTTAAATGGGCAATTCAAACAAGGTCTAACGAAGTTACTATAGTTATTGCGCAAGATGTTTTTCATTTGATTAGTTATAATTTTGTTAACCCACGGCTTCAAAGACCTTCGTTGATCCCATTGGTGCCATTTTTTATAAATATGAGCTTTTATAATTTGCTCTACATCTTCAAAGTCGAACCAAGCAAGAGAATCTAAAAACCACTTGCCTCTTCTTTTTTTAATCTCTATGTCAATCTCTTCAGCTTTGTCCTCGTATGAAAAACTATCGCTTTGCTGGTCTTCCACGCTTCTTTTTTGTTGCTTGTTTTTTTACAGTTGACTTTCCCTCATCTTCATTAAATTCCTCAAGAGCTTCCAATGGAACTAAATCTTTTAAATCGAATTTGTTTTTATCTGTTTCTATACTATACGACAATTTTGAAATGTGAGGCACTTCGTAAATGTCAACTCCGTCAGGATCATCAACCACTTGATTTCTTTGGGGAGAAACCTGTTTGCGTGAAATAGATTTTTGAGTTTTTGCAGCAGACAATATACTCAAACTTTCTCCACAACCACCACAAAATTTTGGCGCTTGCATAGAATACATATTTTTAAACCCACAATGAGGACAGTAAGAAAAAGCCATATTAATTTATTATAATAAAAAAAATAATTATATCAAATAACCACTTATTATTCGAGACTGTTTCTTTAAAAACTCTTCTGCATCATCACTCCATCGCCTAGGTTCTTTCACATATTCGAGAATTATAATTCCTATAATTTTTCCATTTAAGGTTTTTATTGGTCGAGCAAACATACTTTTAACCCCTTTGCTTTGCATAAAAGCCCTAAAAGACATATCGTCATCATATCGGTCAACATTTCTGCAAGCAAAAGTTTGATCTTGTGATATTGATTTAACTAGCCCGTGAAAATTAGAAACTCTTATATTTTGAATATTTTGAGACTCAACTGAAATACCTTCGCTCACTATCTCGTATGTACAACTTAATTTTTGCTGACTTCTGCCCGAAAAATAATGTTCTCCGTTGTGAAATTCTAAAACGTAAGATCTATCAGCTTCAGTTTCTTGCAATATAAACTCTAAAGCAGTTACTACATTTCCATGTAATTGCGGATCATAATTTAATTGCTTGTTTTTATTTTCGTCATATTTAATCTTTAACCAGACACCTAAAACTGCAGTCGCGGCAGAAACCAACCCTGTCAGCACGCTTATAATATCTAAACCTGAATTCATTTTCTTGAAATATATGATACAACTAAATTTATAAAAAATACTACACCAAGAATTACCCCCAACCAAAATAAAGGGCCAGTATAATCGTAATTATCTATTATGGCTCTACTATATTCGTCGATAGTTATTATTTCATCTCTATTTTGATCTAACTTATTAAAACTTTCTGTAGGTTTTTTATTTTGATTGCTTTTTGATGCACAACCAGATAAAAAAAGTAAAATAGGTAGAATAAAATTATTCATCTTCTTTTACTCGGTATTGCATAAAATCCCACCACCATAAAACATAAATCCATAAACGATGCTAGCATTAGACCTCCAGTCATTTTTACTAGCTCCCAATCCTTAGCTCCAAAAATCCAACCAAAAAAACCGAACCTTGATCCATCTCCCTTAGGTACGATTAGATCGTATGATATATGAGGATTCATTGCATAATAAATCATTAAAAAACACATAGTAAATGTAATACTCATAAATAGTATTCTTCTTGTAACTTTGACAAAAGGATCTTTAGAATTTTCATTTTGGCTATCTATTAAAGCTTGCATCATTTTTTCATCTCTTGAAGCTAAAGCTAATTGATCCTGCCTTTTTTGGTCGAGCCACGCATTGATTAAATTACATGCTAGTTTAATTCCTGCTCCAATTATAGTATTCAATATAGGACCCATATATTTATATACACCAGTATTTCAGTGTATATTATACTACAATGAAAAATAAATTTTGCGTATCGTGCCTTGCGGTATTTTCTGGCGTTGTATTATCTACTTGGCTATTAAGTTCTTGCATTAAAACAGACCTAAAAGAAATAAAATCAATTCCAACTACAGAAGAAAAAAGAGATTCTTTTCTAGATAACAGAGATTTTGCATATCATTTTGCATACGGAAGAGGGTTTAATAATATAAAAATACATACCCCCAAAGACTTACAATTTCTAAGATTAGATTCAAGATATAGATATGTTGATTTTTTCTTATATAAAAAATTTAATAATTGGTTTGAAAAGTTGAAATTTGAAAACGGAATACTACCGATCGACCAAGGAGAAAGCCATGATTGTGATAATTTTGCAATGCTATACAAATCATTATTTTCGATATCAAGCTATAAAAGCAACGACAAAGTAGAGCCTGCTGTAGGCTTAGTTATCGTAGATCAAGTAGAAGAATTCGGGGGAATACCCGCAGGAGGTTTACATGCATTAAATATTGTATTCACAACACAAGGATGGTATATATTCGAACCTCAAACAGGTAAGCATGTTTTACTGGAACAATATCCAAATCAAGAACATATAAAATACATTGTAATTTAATTTAATAAAAAAAAGTGTAATATGTTATATGTCTCAAAAGTCTATACTCGAAATATTAAGCAAAAATTTAAATTCTTATCAATCTACTAGGTGGTTAAAAACAGAGAATGATAGACTAAATGGCTCTACTCCCGCAGAATTAATGATGGGTAATCAGCCTGAAAAAGTGATTAAAATTTTGCCAGAAGAAATTAAAAGAATTAAATCTAAAAAAAGTTAAAGTAAAATCCAAGTCTTTAAATTGTTGGAATAAAAATAAGGATAACAATCCTCTCTAGTCCAAAACCAATCAAGTTTAGATTCAATCCACATCCAGTCTGCTGCAAGGTACATCCATTCGTGCTCTATGTGGTAAATCCAGCCATTATCTAGAGGGTAAAATATTCCAAAAAAACCTCCATCAACCCAACCATAAGATGCAGGTTGAGTCTGAACAGTTTCTTGTTGCACGATGTTTTCGTTCTCAGTTTTTTCTTCTCTCAATTCAGTCCAGTTGTATTTTTTTTCATCTCCACCCCTAAAAGTAATTACCTCATCTGAATTAAAAAAATTATCATTGAAGGTGTTATGAAGCAATAAAGGCAATAAATGATCATTATCACCTTCTAAATGATTCGAAGAGATACTAGATATTTTCCAAGAAACAATTTGAGAAAGCAGCCCTCGCTCATCTTTTCTTACCCACCCACCTCTGTCGTTTGATAAATAATCTAAATTCAAAGCGTTATCCCATGCACATCCATAAACTGTAGTGTTTTCATCTATATCTAATTCAGAGAGATCCAAACTTTCAGCAGTAGATATAATTTTATTATTGATAATCCACGCTGTGGATATTACGTCTTTATCTACAACATTTAATTCTAGAATAATATTTGGTTTTATTGTTTTATTGTTTTCGGTATGACTATCTATAGGTGAGACCCTCTTATATAGCTCTAGAACCATTTGCTCTCTATTAACTGCATGAAAGTCTCCAGTTGAACTATTATGCATTAGACCATTTGACTTAGTTGGCACAAAATAATTTGTTCCACCCCTCATGTATGGCTGATTTATTTCATATCCACTAATAGGATCTTTGTATCCAATCCAATGACCCCACCTTTGCCTAGCCTCGGCATCAGATCGAGCCATATTAAAAGCATAATCAAACATATATTCTTGAATCTCTCCAGAATATTCATCGCCAGCCATACCAAGAATATGACCTATTTCGTGAGCTACTATACTAGCCCATGGCGCAGAATATATTAGTTTCGTACTTGATCTATCTAGCGCTGTTCCAACATTAAAAATTCGATTAGTTAAAATACAAGTAGTCTCATTTTCAATACCAAACTCCGCGGCTATACGCAAACATTTTTGCCAATCATTCCAACCATCCCAATAACCTAAATTAAAATCTATGCCGAAAGCAGAATTTGATGGATCATTAATATCTTCAGGTCGATTAAGACGACTAATCATATCAATTCTGTGAACATTGAAAAAATTCTTATAACGATTCCAGAATGCATAATGCCTAGGTAACGCTTCCCATATATAATTTACATCCTCAAAATATTTATCCATTTCATTTTCAAAATATCTATCTCCAATAAAAACTAAATCAAACCTATTTTTGGACCCCCCTGTATGTTGAATATTGGTATATTCCGCAGAAAATAGCTTAAAACTAATTAAAAATAATATCCAGTATCTCATACTAGAATTATCTCAAATTTTATTTATAAAGTCAAGACTTTTTACTCTTTCGAGTTATTTTGCTATAGCAAACTGCGGCTCTTTGTTTTATTTCCTTAAATTCTTTTTTGATGGACGGGTCACTCATGCAACGATTCATGAAATCGCTATTTTTTTCTTTGGAATTTTTTTTGGTAAAGGCATTATGAGTAAGCTATGATTTGTGCCGTAACGCTGGTATTTTTTACATTATCATAATGAATTCTTATTGTTTTATCTCGACGTATTGGGATCCACAATTGATCAGTGTATGTTGCAGGTTGACCTTTTGAGTGTTTGCTTGCTGCATTATATAATCTCCTGAACATTAGTCGATCATCATCTGTTTCGACATGAAATATAAATGACTCATATGAAGCTCCATTTTCTAAAGTTTCATTTAAATGTAGTAATACAGATTTCGCTGAACTCGGGACATTATGTGAGTTCATGTTGTAAACTTTGGTGGTGCCTCGATGAGAATCTACGATTTCATCTATTACAGCAGGTTTTTGAAAAAAATTAATTAAATTACTTTGCTTTTCCCTTTGAAACCTAATTAAAGCTTCGCTAGTAGTCGAATAAGTGCCGCCATCTTCTTTTTGTACCAAAATCAAGTCTGAAAAGGGGTCGTATTCGGAGTAATTAAGTGTCGGCAGATTTTCAATATTTATACTCATTATGAAAAACCTCTAAGATACATCTTTGTATGTTGATTTCCATGATTCACCCAAATCCACGATATATATATATTTCCATCGCTAACAGGAACCCACAAAAATGGATTTCTTTCCATGCCTCGGTCATATGAATATCTAAATAGATGCGAGCCGGTTGTTGTTGCATTTTTATAATAATAAAACATTATTTTAGGATGCGCCTGCCCAATTTGCTTAATATCTATGAATGCTGCAGTTGCTGTAGATGGTACGCCATGCTTCTTTAAGTCGTATGAAGTCCTAGCTCTACTCCAAGATTGCCCAACTGCGGGTACATCTAAAATATGTTTATCTGTGTTAAATATTGTCAACCTTTGAGAACTTTGCGCAACTTCACTTGACCCTTCTACTGCAGAAAGAAATGTTGGAGCATTCGCCCCGTTTCGTTGAGCTAAAATGTAGGTTGAATCCGCATCAAAATTAGAAGCAGTTAGAGCTGGTAGATCAGATATTTTTTTATTAGCCATAACCGTGAAGCTTGATTTCGAATTTAACGTCTGTATTTGCGTTTTTTTGATTTAAAGAGCCCTTTAATCTTGAGTTCTCAATAGGAACCATAACTTGATAGGACCAATCCAGTGCTCTTGCCGATTTTCTAAAAATTCTAACTTGACCTTTCGGGCCAAGCTTGACATCGTGCCTTGGATAGAAGCCGCCAATCATAAATATTGTTACAATTGCAGCGCTCGCGAAAGAAGGTACTCCATATTTTTCTAAATTCACATCAATCGGAACCGTTTTATCCGGGGACGCAGATACCTCTGGCCCTGCGTAAAAAATAACTGACTCTTCATCAAGAAATTGAATTGAATCTACGCCTTCACTAGATTTAAGTGAATCTTTTATCAACATTTTATATAGCGACCCATCTTCTTTTTCTACTATAGTATAATACGAGCCAGATGAATTAGCGAGAGCGCTGCTTGGGAGTATTGGTAAATCTGTTATTTTTTTATTAGACATTAAAATATATTTACACTAAAAGTTTCTATATAGATTCCTGCAGAACCTCTCTGCATTCCATAATATTCATTATAATTTATAATAAACAATTTTAAATTAAAAAACACTTTACTTTTAAATGTTATATATTACTATATACTAATGAATGATCATTTAACTATCGTGAGTTTACTATTGGCTTTATTTTTTATGATGTGGTTTGCATGGGATCAGAATGAATTGGTAAATCAGCAAAATAAAGAAATAAGAACACTACAACAACAAGTAATATTTCATAATTTATTTACTAAACAAATTTATAGAAATAACAATCAACAATTATATAATAATCAATTTAATCAACAATAATATATTATGACAACAGCAACAGCAGAACAAACTGAAACAAAAAATGATAACGCGCATACTCCTTCTGATGAAGATATGGAAAAAGTGGTAACATTCATTGCTAATGATTACTTGAAAAACGCTACCATGGTAGATTTACTATCTGGCGTTCCAGTCAATACGTTAATTCAGCTTCTTCAAACGCAAGCCATTAACCGCTCTAAAAATGCAGTTGAAGGTTTCTCTGAGGAACAGTTTAAGTCAGCCCTTGAAGAGGCTAATAAACCTCCTTCAGAGCCTAGCGAAGAGCCTGCAGGCGAAGGATAATATCGTTTAAATTTCTGACGTCAATACGGTCAACGGTGATATTAGCATCGTTGGCCGTTTTTATTGTATACCCAGTTTCATTTTCAGTATTTCGAACAAGATAAGATATAAAGTCATGCGCGCCATAATGCTTTAACCAATTCCAATAAGCAGTGCGCGTTCCTGGTGGACATTCTAATAAAATATCATCAAAAATATATGTGCGAGCATACAATGTAATATCGCGAAAACAATAAATTTCACTAGGAGGTTCTGATAAGCAAGATTCTATAATTAAATTCATGTATTAAAATACACGAAAATAAAACTTACAAAGCTGAAATTACAAATGCTAAAACTTGATCTAAACGAAGAGAGTATTTTTCTTTTTCTACATATGTTATACCCTCATCTGTCTCACTTTCATCTTCTGTTTCAAACCATTCGTTTTGAGCTTGGGCTTGATTCAATGAAACTCCATCTCTAAAAACATCGTAAATTTTATCTACGCAAAACAGACTGTATCTTCTTGCGTCTAAACCCTCTTCGCTAAAAGCTTTTTCTACTTCTTGAGCGATAAATCCTACATGAATTCTTGCATCTTCTCCTTTATCTTTTACAGATTCAATCCAGCGGAATTTTTTAACCATATCTTTTAGTTTAAATGCGACCTTTCTTTCTGCGTCTTCCAAGGAAGATATGTCTTGTTTTAAATTTTTATCAGAAGTTTGAATTGTTCCGTTGGTTGCATATACATTTTTCCATATTCTACTTGAATCACCTAGATTCATTGTGATACCATCCTGATGTGTATACGCAGGAATGAGAGCTCTTTCTTGAATAACGCTTGAAGAATTAGTAGAAGATGTAATCTTTGGATATAAATATACCCCTACTAATCCTCCAAAATCTTGACCATTTGAAGTTGATACTTGCACTCCATTACTACCAGCACTACTATTTGGATTTTCGGGGTAATAAAGCGCATTCATTATAAAACGATTAGAATCACATTGCCACTGCATTGTTACTTGAGAAGATTCAACGTTTGAATTTATTAGTTCAAGGTAATTCTCCCCATCAACAGGATTACTCGTACGGTTAGAGTATCTATATCCTACATATCCATTTAGAGGGTTTCTTGCTGCAGCAAGACCTATAGATGCGCCCTTTGCATCTGTGGAGGAATTTTGTACATATATTCTAGCGTAACCTTGGCTATTTATTTTCCTAAAATTTAAATTGAGACCCTCATCAACATACAATATTGGCGCTCCATTTGCCAGGGCAGTACTCTCTGCAGTAGAACTATTAACGCCTGCTCCGAATCTAAATATTGAATTTCTCATATATAGAGTTCCGACAGTTGAATCGGCAAAATTAAATAGATATCTAAGATCTACTCTATAATTATTTCCATTGTATGCGACAGGGATTTTATATTGATCTGAATCAGGTCTTACGTCCTCTGTTAATTGTGATATTGATGTTCCCATGATATTATAAAGCTGAAATTATAAACGCCAAAAGTTGATCGTAATCTATTCTAAAAAAGTCTACTTCAACCCAACCTTTTGGTGGAAGAATTTTTTGTGAAGCGATATCTTCTCGCGCAATAACTTCATATTTATCCTCATCAATATGTATGCAAATCTTAGTATTGAGATACTCATCTCTTGTCATACCACAGCTCACGCACTCTGCACATTCTTCCTCCGAGAACCAGGAAGTGACATCGCCGATGTATTCAGTGCCATCTTTTAATATGACTTTAGTTTTAGATTTTTGTTCTTCGACTTCTGTATTTTCAATGTCGGAAGGTAACTCGTGTTTGATTATTTTGTCTCCTTCAAATAAAGCATACCTTTTTTCCGTGTGAATAATTGAATAATCTTTATAGTCTAAACCCTCTTCGTTAAAAAATTGCTCAACTTCTTGTGCGATAGCACCAATCTTAAGTTTTTCTCCTTCTTCTATTTGATCAGTTCTTCTGAATTTTTTCATGTTAGCTTTTATTTTTAAAGCTACATTTTTTTCAGCTTCACTTAAGGATTCTATGTCTTTTTTGACTCTTTCGTCAGAAGCTCCTCCGCCAATAGTATTCAATACTCCATCTACAGTGAGAGTAAGAATTGTTGAATTTGAAGTTTTTCCTGGTTTTGTAATGTGAAGAGTTCCATAACTTCCTTCATTAAATATATCTGTGTTTCTTATAGCGGTGCTAGTCTCGGAACCGTCAGGTTTATACACCGTTGATATACGCATGCCCGCAGATGCTCCTCCGGTGTACGATATAAATGTAGGATTTCCTGTACCGTAAGTTACATTAATCGCATCGCCTTCATCAAGATTAGTGAGTCCTAAATTTGCTTGCATGATAACATCTCCCTTTGATGCGCCAGAACCTCCACCTATCACGCTACGCCTTGAATAAGTTATATTATGATACATTCGATTAACAAAACCATTGGCATATAGACCTCCTCTTGGAGTCATTAGTATAGGGTCTAAGAGTCCGCTTGCCGTGGAAGTCCATCTTTGCATAGGCGAGAAAAATCGCAAATAAGTATTATCGCCAGCACCAAATCCATATCCACCATCTATATCTCTAAAACAATCGATATTCCAACCGTTACCTTCTGGATTTAAAGATAACTCACTTTGGCTAATGCCAGGTAAACCAACATATATTTGACCTCCTTCAGTAGCTCCACTCCCAGAATCTCCAATAAATCCGAATGTTCCAGCATATGCTGTGGAAGTGGTGGAGAGTAAATCTGAAATTTTTACTTTGTAACTTGATCCTCCATACGCAATAGCAATTTCCGAACTTGCATTAGGTCTCGCTTGCGAGGTTAATTCTGATATTTTAATAGCCATAATATTAAATTATTCTGTTTTTTCGGAAATATCTTCGGGATTTGAAGTTTCATTTTCATCACCTTTTTCTACTTCAATAACTTCATCGGAATTGTTTTTTGTAGGTTCTACAGATTTTTCCTTGTTTTCCTGTGGCAAGAAAGATATGTGATAGATATATTTGTCGTTATCCATTATTTTGAGTAAGTTGTTGCGTTTATAACACTTGTATTCGATGCACTAAAGCTTGAGGAGGAAGTTCCTGATAGTCTGTAATCTACGTTAGCCGTTGAGTCGGAGTGAAATTTTTTCGCCCCCGGCAGTATTTGACTAGTTAGTCCGCTAGTACTTGATAGTGTTCCATCGTATTTAGTCAGTGTAATAGTATTAAAAGCAATTGCCTTAAAACATTGTGTCGCAGCAAATGAACCTGAACTTGTTTTTGTAGCTCCCATCCCATTTGTCGAAAATAGAGAACTCGAGTCAATATAACAAAAATTAGTTACCGACACGTTACCTATTGCATGTATTCTTGCATTTGCAGTATATGCGCTGGCCCCATAACCTGCATAACTAAACTCTGTTATACCTGAATTAGAGCCCCTGACTACATCAAATAAGTTAATTATACCATTTGTCGTCGATCCAACCTGAACCTCTAAAGCCGCTAAAGGGCTTCCTGCAAAAAATGGATCTGTTCGATCAAATCCGCTTCGCCAATAACCTTGCAATGGACTTAAAAATATATTTCCTGAGTCACCTTCGATCAATCTAGGAATAGCATAAGAGCTATTTCCTGCGTCTACTTTTATTGTGCATCCCTGTATAAAGTTATAACCGCCTGCACTATAAGAAAAACGAAATAATCCAAAACCTCTACCAATTGGATTTAAATTTCTAATATCAAATTTAAGACCCGCATAAGTTGTTCGACCAGCATTCCAAAATTGTATATAATTAACTATGTTTTGATGGGCAGTTCCTGAAATAGTTAAAGTCTTTCTGGTCCCTATATTGGAGCTTGTTGGAGTTTCTCCAAAGACTCCAAGCGAAAAATATTCTCCCATCACTTTATTTCCATATACATTCATCTCAATAGGTGTACTAGTACCAGCAGCGTATTCGTTATTTCTGGTTTCTGTAATATTAGTTTCAAATATAATATCTGCAAGACCTCCAGATACGATATTTCTATTCAGCCAATGTATACATTCCGTATAAGAAGCAAATCTAGTTGTAGCTATTTGATAGTTATTAGCTCCATCGATAAAATTTAAAGATTCACTTGTGGAATTTCTATTTGCTGTTCCTGAAGAATTTAAATAAAACACAAATTTAGGAGCACTAGCACTAGAAACAAGAGATGTTAAAGGTACTTGATAATTTTGCCCATTATAAGCAGTAATTACTTTTGATAATGGATTTGGATCCGCGCTTTCTGGTAAATCTGATATCTTTGAATCGGCCATAATTTATTATACACTAATTTTTTATATTATTCTAAATCTAATGTAGTCACTAAATCTTCAAGCAATAATTCATCTCCATTCTCAAGAGAAAGTGCATTATTAAAAGCGGTTTCTTCGGCGACAATAAAATCTTCAGTCCCTTCTGTGATAATATCAACCCCATATTCTGAGGTTAATCTGTCAAGACTTTGACTACTCTCAAGAAGTAGTCCTCCGCCGACCTCAATCAATATCTTGTCGCTATTTTCAAGTAGAGCAAATTTAAGTGCTCCGCCTCCACCTATCGTTCCATCATTTGCGGCTTGAATGATTTCGTTAACTTTAGTTCTTAATTGATCAACTGTAATTTGATTCGGGCTTACAGATAATAAAGTAATAGTTGAACCTGCATCTTGCAATAATTGATTAACCTTTGTTCTAATTGTGTCAACTGAAGTTTGACCAGGGCTAGCTGTTAATGGAGTAGTGCTTGCGCCGATTGTAGTTAATACAGTATTAACTGCAGTGCGAATACTATCAACTCCTACTTGGCCTGGAGAAGATGCTAATAACTGAATAGACATAGTACTTCATACACTATTTTTTATGATTTTGAATTTTAGTTATTACATACTTAAGTATTTCACTTCTTTGAATATCTTCTGCTCCGAAGTGAAAAGTATGTATTCCTTTCTCGCGACTATCTTCATCATTAAACACAGAGTACATATCTGCAAATCCACTTTTCCCATTAATATCACTTTGCATAGGGTCACCGCAAATAATTAATTTACTGCCGCGACCAAGACGTGTCATTAATGTTGTTAATTCTTTAAATGTGAAATTTTGAGATTCATCCGCGATTACAATCTCATCGCGCCAACTTGCTCCGCGTAAGTAGTTGATAGGCATGCCTTTAACTATTTCTTTGTCTTTTACTATACTTGCTTGACCAGGAATTAATAATTCATCTAGTTTTTCATTCATTGGCATCATGTATGGATTGATTTTTTCCGCCATTTCGCCAGGTAATGCTCCAAGACTTTTTTCACCACTCTCTGCAATTGTTCGAACATAAGTAATTCCGCGCTCATTATTCATGTTGTATAATTGCAAGGCTCCATATATTGCAACATATGTTTTACTTGTTCCAGCGGGACCACTAATAAATATTATTTTACTATCTTTGTCAAAGATAATTTTTAATAATTGTTTTTGTTTGTCCGTTAAACTTATTTGTTTAAGTTTTATATTTGTTTTGGTTAATGAGGTACGAATTCTTTCGATATCATCCTCATTCACGATTTCCGGTTTTTTCTTGCGTCGAGGCATTTTATATATTATACTAACATAATAGTACACGTTTTTTATTTTTTTATGAGGCAAGCCTTATTGTTTTATATATAAATTGATTATTTTTATATAGGCCCCGTATTTTTTTTTAGTTGAACATATATATTGTAATTTATAAAATGAATTTCATATTGAAAAAAGGCACCCCCCGCACTTCTCACAAAACTAATACAGGAAATGAATTCATTTAATGGGTAGGGTCATACCGGGGGTGGGGTATAGTGCAATAAAATAGTTGAATCTTTTTTCACTTTTTTCTTGCAATTTTTAAAAAAATAGATTAATGTAATTACATATGATTAAGAAAATAAGAATAAAAAAGTGGTCAACCCACTACAGCGTTAAAGTTTGGGATAACCCATCCCAAGAATATCCACGAGTTCGTTCCGCGAACATCGACCGCAAAACAGGTCGAGCTCCATACCTTGACAGAATACTTGCGGAAGAGCAAGACATTTCTTTCTCTCAAATCCACGACGATGTGGAAACAATTTGGCAATAAAGCTTGACCTTTGCTAGTAAACCTTTAGAATAAATAATTATGATTAATGTATTCAGAAACCCAAACTTCCAAAATTGGTTCAATGTTTTTTACAACGGCAAGCTCGTTGACAACGCGAAAAGCTATGCGAAGGCTTTAGAAATAGCTCAAGAATTAAGCCAACGCACTCGCTCACCTATTCTCTCAAGTAATAAGTAACCTAAACAACTAAAAAATTATGATCTTAGAAATTATCTTTTTCGCCAATATGTCTCTCGTATTCTACTTTATGTTTAGCGATCTACTAACTGACTAAAAAGTTGCCCGATCCAACTCGGGCCCCCCGGCGGTTGAATTGTGCAATAAAATAAGAGAATCTTTTTTCACTTTTTGCTTGCAATTTCTGACCTGATGTGCTACCTTGTAGGTATATGATTAAGACAAATAATAAAGTAAACGGCTTCATTGCCAAAGTAAATATAATTGACCGCAAGACAGGCGAGCTGATCAGCTCAAATGTAATGATGAAATGCGAACATCACGCAACGATTGAAGACTTGAACAAAGATCTTGCCAAGTTTGGACTGCCTAGAAAGTTTGAACTTGTCGAATGGATAGCTTAAAATAATTCACTTTTAGCTTGCAATTGCACAAAAAATTTCTTAAAGTAATACTATGACAGAACAAAAAAGATTCATCGAACTAGAACTCGGACTCGCTCTTTCGAAAGCCGAAGGAAATCTGAACTTCCTTGCTAATGCAGAAATGAAAACATTCACACAAGGCGAAGCTGTGTTGGATGCGTTGCATGCAATACAGGAAGCAAGAAAACAATTGCAAGCAATCCTTCACAAACAAAGAAAAAACGAAACAAAATAATTATGCGAAAAGTAACAGCACAAATCAAAGCAGCCTTCGAGCAAGGCACATCTTTAAAAGTCGGCAACACCGAGACAGACGGCAAAACCGTTTGGCTGCATGGTAACGCAATTGTCAAACGCGATCCTGACGGGCTTGTCAGATGGTCGCTTGCGGGATGGAATACACCCACCACACGCGAACGCGTCAACGGCATAGCTAACGCGGGCGTCTATCAGTACAAATTCGAGCCTGTACTAAATGGTCAAGAAATTAACCCATCCGACTGGTTCGCTTCTAATACTGCTGAGCCAGATCTTCTTGTGTTTTAACCAACTAAAAAGTTGCCCGATCCAACTCGGGCCCCCCCGCGAGCGAATTGTGCAATAAAATAGTTGAAAGTTTTTCTTGACTTTTCGGGGTTTCTGTGCGATGTTTAGGTATGAATCAAAAAGATAGACAACCACTCACAGAAAGAGAAAAAATTCTCCTCGCCTTCAAACTTAAAAAAACTCAAAAAAAAGTAAAATAAAGTTTGACTTTTGCTGAAATATATAATAGATTGTAAATATGATTAAGACAACAGAACAAATAAAAAACGAAATCGCAATAGAAAAAAACCAACTTGCAATGTGGCAAGGTAAAATGGATCAAAGCGAAATTGATTGGATCAATGCAAAAATTTCTGACCTTAAGGCTATGCTTTCACAAGCTCGCTATAATGACAAAGTTTTAGCTTATGGTTGGAAGTCAGTAGAAAGAAATGCTTGACAGAAAAAAAAATTTATATAAACTCAAATCTAATTGCTTAAAAAATAAAATTATGAAAATCACATCAAACTCCCTCGCTAAAATTAAACAATATGTCCGCAATGTCAGCGTTCACAACAAGCAAAAAGGTAAGCACGGCAAAGCCTTTGAAAGGTTTCTTTCTGATTACTTCTGCCTTCCTGCCCACGAACAGCACAACGCGAAAGTTGACTTTCCTGTTGAGGTAGTAAGTCAAGGCGTTGTTCCTAGTCAATTGGTTGGAGATTGGGAAGTAAAATACTATGATATAAAAAGGCAAAACATCTTACTCGGAGACATTAAAAGAAAAGTTGATTCTTTCAAAAAAGGATTAATTCTTGTAATTGGTTTTTATAATGGATCACCCGAAAATCTAGTTGATGTAAAATTCTACAAAATCAAAACAAATGTTGAAATTCTTAAGATGCAAAAAGTTTGGCTTCAAGTTGATGAATACATCAAAGACAAGTCAAACCCAATCAATAAAACAAGAGAAATGTGCAGTAATGTAAACAGAGTGCATAATGGAGCTTTTTCAGTAACTAATCTTTCTAGAGATGTTAGGTGGAGCAATAGTAAACAAAAATGGGAGAATGAGGCAAGACAAACCTCTCTCAGTCTTAACCTCAAAAAACTAACACCAATGTTTTAAAAAGTTGCCCGATCCAACTCGGGCCCCCCCGCGAGCGGATTGTGCAATAAAATAGTTGAATTTTAGGCTTGTGTTTTGCCGGTTTCTGTGGTAGTTTTTACTTATGATTAAGACAAAAGAAACACTCCTCCAAGAACTCGACTTCGGAATTAAGCTTGCTCAAATCAAAGGTTCTATTGAGTTTTTGCATTACATGAACACAGAAAAAAAAGAATCCGCAAGGACTTTGACTGAAGAAATGACAACGCAAGGACTCATTGAAAAGGTTGAAGCTCTTCAAAAAATGTTTAAAGAAATTCAAAAATAAATCGTTTTTAGCTTGCAATAAATTAAAAAATCAACTAGATTACTACCATGGACAAAATAAAAGAACTCAAAGAAATCATTCGAATCCAAACACCTCTTGCCGATCTTGGCAACATTGAATCCATGCAAATGGTCATCAATGCCCAAATTGAGCTTGACGAGATTCAAGACAATCAAAAAGCACAAAAAACTTTCATGAAGTTTTTGCTTGCAAAACCTGAAAAATTCGTTTAATCTAATTACTATGACAGAATCACAAAGACTAGAAAACATCCGTAGAATTGCGGAAAATAATAATGCCGAAGTAAGTCCTGTACTTCAAAACTTCATTGAAGAATTAAAGGTCGAAAAGCTTGCTGAAGATCTCGTTCTCGAATATGGCTTACTTAACGCAAAAAAAGAAGATGTTCAAGATGAAGTTCAAGAGCTTGCTTCTTTTGATGACAAAGCCGAAGAAGATGATGACTTTGACAATGACGAAAATCTTCACGACATGAAATCCGTGAGTTCGTCAATGCGTGAAATCTTCGGAGAATAGGCTTGACTAACAAGCCTTTTTTTGCTACAATTAGATTATGGAATTAGCACTACTTCTCTCAATAGCGTTCGTCATTGGCATTTTTCGTGGAATAACCGATTCAGTTTTCTAAAATGGAATTACTTTTACTAGAACTAGGTTGCATAATCCTCTCTCCATTATTCTTTCTTTGGTTCATGCTTTAGGTCAATAGGTCACTTTTAGTGACCTGACCTTTAGCGTTAAAAAGTTGCACTATCCGGCTCGGGCCCCCCTGCGAGCGAATTGTGCAATAAAATAGTTGAAAGTTTTTCTTGACTTTTGCGAAAAATTTGACTACATTACTATCATGACAGATACAACATACAACGGATGGAAAAATTGGGCAACTTGGAATGTCGCTCTTTGGTTAGATAATGACGAATTCCTTTACAAGCTCTCTCGTAGATTTGTGAGCTTTAAGGATCTTGCAAGTTGCCTTGAAAATGCAGGAATGTTTGCTACTCCTGACGGAGCGAGCTTTAAAGATGAAGAGCTTGACATTTACGCACTTGACGAGTGGTTAATGGATGAATAAAAAGCTTGCAATTACTTTTTTACTTTGCTAAATTACTTTTATGACCAAAAACGAAATGCAAAAAGAAATCCTCGAACTTCACAAAGTTCTTAAAGAGTGCATCTTGACCGACTCTCAAAGAATTGCAATACGCAATGAAATTGGCGAGCTGGAAGACCAGATCTCACTCATACAATTTGAAGACCAGCCCGACATTGATTGGGGATTTCACTCCCAATGGGAGTAACCTCTTAAAAAGTTATCTTATCCCACTGCAGGGGGGCCCTGGTAGAATCGGTTAATTAAATACTTTTATAATATAATTTTTATATCTTGATTGACCTATTCTTTTATTTAGTATTTGTTATTTATTATTTAGTATTTGGTATTTCCACTAAATTTTTTGTTATTTTAGCTTGAGTATTTACGAGTGCAACAGTAAAAGGTGAATGTTCAGTTGCTCGATCAAGATTTGATTCAAGGTTTCGTATTGCGTTGACAATGTAGTCAAAAGTTCCTTGAATGCCCATTGGCTCGCCGTTCTTTAGTATTTGGTAACTATTCATAATCCTGCTCTTTCTTTGTGTTTTTTTACTACTTTTTCGTTGAAGTCATTCCGAAGATCGTGAAGTAATTTTTCGTGCTTAATTCCGTCAATCTCAAATTGATGCATCAGCGAAGTCACTTGGTGTGGAGCTTGCCAACCAAGCACATCGTCCGAAACAGAGAGTGGAACAAAGTCACCTCGTTGATTGAAGACTGCAACCTCAAAAGTGTTTGGGTGATTGCCGTAATACACATCGCCACCATCAGTATTAGCAACAACGCTGAAAGCATAGCCATTGTCAAGGGTTAAACTTGCCATCACTCCCAAATCTTTTGCGTGAGGGTGAGGTGCGAATTTTAAGTCATCAAAGGTCTTCATGGTAAATGTAGATTGGTTGTGAATTATGGGTTAGCGTTGAGTGTTTTACGAATGTTTTAGTGTTAATGTTCTTTTTGAATGTGTCTTCAGAGATGAACAAATCATTCTTGTCTGTCTTTTCTTCTGAGCTTACAATGATGAAACATCCGTCATTTGATTTTGTTAGCAAGTGTTTCATTAATTAGGATTGTAAGGGAATTGCTCGTTGTTGTCAATCATTTTCTCGTAAGCGTGAGCTTTTTCTCCAATGATGGTTAAAGCATGACCAATCTCTTTAATCATGTCATAATTTTTTAGACTAATGACGCCTTCCTTGCTACTTGGTTCAATGACATTTTCCCAGAGGTATGCCATGCAAAGACTCATAGCCTCTTTTGAGTTAGGAATTTCTTCAGAATTTTCTTTAATGAACATTTTTTAATACCTCCTTATGTTTTAGCTTCCGATGAATCACTTTTGCTTTGACCTTGTGAGGTCTCGACTTAGTGAAGAGAATGGTTTTTCTAATCTTAATCATGGTTCAATTATGACAGGTCAATAGCAAAAGTCAAGTCCAAAATTCAACTAAGTTTTTGCACGATTCTATCGCGGGCCCCCCGCGGCAGGATTGGTTAACTTTTTAGTAGCCTAACCATTCCAACACTTTTTGTGCATCATACTCTTCTTTGTCGCCCATGTCTTGAAAAAATTCATCAAGCTCTTGGCAACCATGTTGAGCAAGCACATTAAATGCTTCGCTTTGTGAGAGTTTAATTTCTTCGGCTGAATCGTAATAAGTATCACTCATGAGTTTACTCCTTCCTGTACAAATCCTGTTTCATCTTTCTTTGCTAAACCTTTCTCGATTAAGCCAACAACAACACCTTGCTTGTCGAGAAAACGCAAATCGTTTTCGTCACCATTGACAACTTTGTAACCTTTCCAAGTTTGCGGAAGTTGGTTGCGAAACACAACGGCAACATTACCACCCATAGCAAGAACCATTTCACATTTCTTGTCATTGTTTTCTGAGCGAGAAAAAGTTAGATGGTAATTAGATGGAAATTTTTGTTCATCTTTAGTAAAAGGTTTACCAAGAAAAGCACACATTCTCTTGAATGACTTTGTGTAATCGTAGAATTGTTCTCCACAGAAGTATTCAAAGATGTTGTAATCTGGGTCTTTCATGTAAACATCCTCCCAAGCAATGTCGCTAGTTAGATTGAGACGGAAAACTGATTTCATTCCTTTCTTGGTTGAAGTCTTGATTGAAGAAGCAATTTCTTTGCACAACTTGTACATGAATTCTTTTTTCTTGTCAAAAAATAGTTTTGTCTTTGCTACTCTTGATGCCTGAATTGAGTTCATTTGCCCACGACCAGCAGTGTTGAGACAAGAAGCAGTGCAACCTTTGCTTCGCCATTGGCAAACCTCATTACCTGAGAGACTAGCAGGAGCAAAATGGATGCCTTTAGTAACATAGCCAAGCTCCTCGCCTTTGACTATCTTTGCATTTCCTTGAGTGAGAATTGTTGTCTTAATCATGGTTTCATTATGACAAATTCTTGCCTAAAGTCAAGTCCAAAATTCAACTAAGTTTTTGCACGATTCTACTGCCGGGGGGCCCGGATTGAATAGGTTAACTTTATAAAAGAAAAAGCCTCCCTTTCGGGAGGCTTAATCTTTGCTCTTTACGAGCGAATCACTAACTCACCGACCTCTTAAAAGTTTTGTCAGCACAAGTGGCTCGAAGCACATGACGACGATTGACTCGACGATTGCCTCCGTTGGTATCCTTGAACATCACATGACGAGAAGTCACTCCTGTGATTTTGGCGGAATACACCCTTCTTTGCTCGCCTCTCTTGACAAGAAGAGAAGTGAAACGACCTTTGAGAGAATCAACGACATTTTGTAGTTTTGGCTGTTTTTTCATAGTATTATTAGTTTTAATGATTTTTAGATTAGGTTAGGTTATGATTAAGAAACTGCAACTTGAGAAGTCAAACCGACTTCCGAGTCAAGAACACCATGCAATGCAAGTGAACGATTTGGCAAGGCGGTAATTCCACCCTTTAGAATGTGAGTGAATCCATTGTACAATGAGTGCATGGTGCGAGGTGAAAAGTCATCATGTTCAGGCTTGTGCCATTGCTCAACAACATCAGCAATCTTTGCTTTTGGAATTGCTCCGTTTTGGTATGCACGGATGACAAGATCATGTGCTTGCTCGTTGCCAAGTTCATGCTCCTTGTAAGCTTGAATGCGTTGCTCATCACTTGCCCATGTCTCAGTCATCTTGCCAAGAGTGCGAGCGATTACTTGTGAAAGATCGTTCAAGATGTTCTTAGTATGCCTACGAGCAAGAACAACTTCATTGGTAAAAATCAAGTTTGAACAAACAAATGGAGCGTTACCCATGCAAAGTCCTGCGGGAAAGCATTTGTCGTGAGAGTTGCGAAGCCCAACGATTGTGCCACGCTCATCGTTGTCAACTCCTGTATTCTTAACATGAAAAAGTCCGAAGTAGCGTTGACCGAAACGATGAAGAGAATGGTAAGTGTCAACGATTTCCCAACCATTTTGTTCCATTTGGTTTTGCACTCGGTCAACTAAGAATGAGTGGCTAATTGGTCTCCATGAATCAGTTGCTTCAGGAGTTTGAACTGCCTGAACATCTTTGAAAGAGGATTCTTTGGTTGCACATACTTTGAGGTTAATTCGATTTGTCATAATTTTTAGCTTTGTGAGTTATTGTCTTTGATGAGTTAATTGTACTAAATTTGGTCTAATCTGTCAAGCTTTTTTTTCTTCAATTAAGTTTTTTTTGTTTCGACTAATTTTTTTTGTTTGTGATTATCGCCTTTATGTTTACTAGTATGACAGAAAATCCGGTATTGTCAACCCCCAAATGCAAAAAACATTCTACTAAATAATTGACTTATTCTTTTGCGGGGGGGCCTGAGTAAAATTGTGCAATAAAGTAGAAGGGTTCGGCAGGATTAACCCACCGAACCCAAACCTACTAAACCTTTTTCTCTAACTCGTAAAGCTGATTAAGCAAGAGATTGTGTGCAAGCCTGCGAGCAAGATGATCCTTGCCCCGAAGCCCACGCTTTTCGATCATAGCTAAATTAAAACCTATTTCACGAACTTTCTTCTGCAATGATTGAGCTGAATTCGACATGATTAACCTTGGTTAATTTGTGAATAATGGTTGTAAGCACTCTCTGCTTCCGCTTGAGATTCAAAATGAACCTCGATTAAATCCTTTTGAAAATATGGATGGTAAGGGGTTTCTGATTCCTCAAACCATAAACTCCAAGTTTCTGAATCCTGATTGTAGGATGGCGTTTCTAATGGCTCGCCTTCGCAAACCGCATTAATGTAATTTTCGTTTTCCATTTTAGTAATTGTACATTTGTTTGTGCATTTCCACATCGACTTCGTTTGGCGAGTCAAAAGAACTTTGTTCTTGAACCTCAAAGTATTCATGTTCTCTTCCGAGACGAATCGAAACATGGTCGCTAGTAATAATGATCCTGCCTCCGCCAACTATTGCTAGTCTAGCTTGCAGATCGTTAATTGTGTTTTGTAGTTCTTCCATAATCAATACCAACTAGAATAGTAAACTTTCTCACCTTTGTCAAGAGCTTTTTTTGCATCTTCGATGAATTGCAAATCTTGCTCTTTGTGGTAGTAATCGTTCTCAGGAAGAGATTCTCCATTGTCATCTTTGTAGAAGTAAGAATCATCTCCAAAGAAAAATCCTTGTGTTTCAGGTAATGCAAAATCATTTACTGCTTCCTCTAGCAAATCAATGTCTTCTCTTGTTAATTCTAGCTCAACACAATTAAAGTCTCCCATTGGATCATTTTCTGTGCGAGAATTTGGTCTACCTTTTTCTTCCCAAAGGTTTTCCATCCATCCTTGGAGACGATTATGCTTTCGCCAATAATGAGAGAAAGAACTTTGATCTTCTTTGTCTCGTGAGTATGCTTCTTGGTCTAATCCCATGATTTTCCTTTTGTTAGAGTTGTGCGGATTGAAATGAAGATTCTATTCTAATCTCATCTCGTAAAGATGTCAAGCCATGAATTATGTCGTCTAAGACTTCTTCGGCTGATTGAAAAGTTGAGCCAATCGGAAACTTTTTTGGATGCAATTCATGCTGATCTAAGCATACTTTAGACATTGGATCTGCCCATGCAAGTTCTCCTCGAACTATGCTTAGAATTTCTTCTCTAATTTTTGCTTGCGTCATAATACTGCTAATACTTGTTTGGGTTCTAATCTTACGGCAATAGCATAGTCTACCATTTGCTCGGTGTCTTTGTCAACAAAATTCTCATACTTGTATGGATTGTAAGTAACGGGTCTTGCTGTTGGATGCGAGTCAATCCATTTACCAACAAACCAAGGTTCAATGTAACCTTCAATACCTGCATGAACATTTTTGCGTTTTTCTTTTAACACTCTTGCTCTTCCATGCTTACTGACTTTAAACACGCAACTATGCATGGAAAGTTCTTTGGTGTGAGCTTTAACCAATCCATCTTGACGAATACTCCAACAATCTTTGTGTAGGTTTTTGTAAGCGTAGACAGGTTGATTAAAATTAATCTCATACTTTTTGTCGTGAGGCTTTGTCTTAATCATAGCTTTAGTATGACATTTTTTTACACAAAGTCAAGGCTAATATTCAACTAAGTTTGTGACTTATCCTCTCAGGGGGGGGCTGACTGCACAAAATAATTTTTTTAATTACTTATTCTTTTTATTCTAATTTCACAAATTTTTTATTATTTAGTTTATTATTTGTCTTATTTGCTATTGCAATTTTCATTATTTAGTATTTGGGTATTTGTCTTTCATATTTGGATCAATCATCGCGCCCATCGAAATATCCTCTGAACATGCCTATTACAAACGAAATGGTTAGTAGTATTGTTAACTCCATTACGCAGCTGTGCCAGAATACTGTTTCCAGATTTCAAGATCAAGATCAGTAACTGATTTACCTAATTGTCGAGCAATGTTTTTGAAGATGTTCGCGAAATAATAGTAAGTGTTCTCATTAGTTGGCGTGCTTTTCGGGGCGTCACTGTATCCTTGGTCGCGAAGGAACCGTAGAATATGTGTGTCCAGCATAGGTTCGTCGAAATCTTCTCTGGAATGCGACAAGAAAAACCTGGCAGTTTTGAGCCCAATGCCAGGAACCTGTAGCAAGCGATTCAGGGTAACGGTCTGAAGGTCTTTGATCTTAGCTACAGCAACATAGGAGTTGTATCTCTGGGCGTAAGGACTAAGCTTAGCCCAATGCATAATCTCATTCAATCTACCCAACTTAATTAATTTTTTAATACAATTAAATGGAGTACTTTCTTCTGTAATGTTTTTTGCTCTTTCAATAAATACTTCTAATTTAGGAGCTTCTATTGCAGATTTTTTACCTGCGACATTAATACAAAATAAAATAAATTCTTCTAATTCGTATTGTGTTCTATTGTAGTTTGTTACTTCTGCTGGATTAATCATAATAATTTTTGTTTATGGTTATTGTGCAATGTGAAATGCTTTGCGAAGATTTTCGCAATCTTTACCACAAAGAAATACTTCTCTGCAGTAGTCGATGTTTTTTGATTCAATATGGTTAATGAGTTTCACCGCTTGATGAGCAGGTACCCGATCGCGAGGCAATCCGCCCCATTTAATTACTACCCTCATGTGAGGAAAGTGCTCGTTAATCTCTGCGAGTTGAGCCTGGTTAATGTACCCGTAGTTAGCAAGTATGTCTTTAATTGTCTTCATGATACTAGTATGAATGATATCGATCGCTTTGTCAACCCCAAAAAAAACCCTACCCAAGTAGGGTTACTTGGATAGGGTTGGAGGGATATGATTAAGAAATTGAAGTGGGGAGGGATTCCTGTATACCCTCAAGTTTTCGGCGTGAACATCAGTTTCGTGTTTACCTACTTCCTACAACGATTAGACATTGGTGATTGTCCTGCCTCAGACATTTGCCCATCAGCACTCTACCACAGAGAATCGCGTACCTTAGCTCGCTCACGACGAGCTTATTCAGTCACCCACAGGATGTCTCCGTCGAGAACATCCAAAGTCAAAACAAATTGAAATGATCGAGTGAACTCTGACTTAACAGAATGAGATTGTGAACTCCAACTTGTTTTTAAAATGTAAAAGATCGATTATTTGATTTATTTGAGTTTGTTTCTCAATTTGTTATGCCCTTATTATACTCTATATTTGATTATTTGTCAAGAGTTTTTTTATTTTTTTAATCAGGTAATAATAAATTTTTTAATTCTTCTATTGTTTTGTTTGTTAGTAGAGATAATTGTTCTAATGTGATGTTCCAATTTGTATCGTAGAGGTGTTCGATCTCTTCGTTAGTCCATTCGTGCGGTTGTTGAAAAATATTAATTTTCATGTGCAATTATTTCTGTTTACTCTTAATAAGTCTTCTTGTATTGATTTGATGTAATTGTATTTGCTTGATGCAGTCATACTAAGTTCTCCATTAGTTTTTTCGGTCATGTGAAGAAGATCAGTAATATGCTCATCTAACTTCGCGAGCTTAACATAAACATATTCTTTTGCAGTTAACTCATTACGAAGCTCTTGCTCTGTCGCAAACATTGATACATTAGGAGATAGTGATTCAATCATATTATTTAGCTTGTTTTATCATGCAAATTACTATTGTATTTAATAATTTATTGTATTAAGTATAGTATTATTTATTATTGCATCTTTTATCATGCAAAAAATGATCTTCTGCCTAGCCTTGCTTTACTACGCTCGATTCTCGCCAAGCGTTCAGCGTCTGCTTTCTGTGCCAACATAGTAGAATAATAGATACTATCTTCGGCAACTGATCCGTAATTCGCAAACTTCCCTTGTTGATTAACAGGTGTGTGTTTGCCGTTCTTAATGTCACTCATGACTTGTGATGCTCTAGCGTTTTTTGCAATACTCATAGTTTTTTCCTTTCGCAATTAATGGTTGATGTACTCTATTATGACATACTACGACTCAGAGTCAAGCTTTTTTTTGAGAAATTTTGATTTTCCTCCAAATGCCCCTGTTGGAATACCTGTTCCACCCTTATATCCTCGGAGACCTTTGCCTAACTTTTTCTTGCCGATGCCGTGCTTTCGATAGTTTATTTGCTTCATATTTTTATATAATTAAATTCAGGTGAGTCAGTCCACATACCCTTCGCATATTTGCCGTTGTTTGTTTTGCGGCTTATTTTATCTTTTATTTCTTGTAATTGACTTTTATCTTTATTTGATTTTTTATTTTTTACTATTATTTCGCTCATTTCATCGAGCAAATTATCTATTTCTCTTCTGATGTGCATATTTCTTCAAGGTAAGTGTTTAAATGTTCTGCTTCATTAACTGCATTATCTATATTGTCTTGCTCAAGATGAAAATCTAATGTCTCTTGCATTGTTTCGAGCTTGCTTATTTGTTCATTATCAAAATTACTTATATTTAATGAAATTTGATTTACAATTAACTCGCTCAACTCTAACATTCTTATTGCTTGTGGGTCTAAATCATCCATTTTGTGTTATTTGTTTTAAATATTTAAGTGTTTCGCGGGCATTCCATAATGCTTTATCATGATCATATAATTGTATATAAAAATTCATACTATTATTGCATAAATTTAAATGTTCTGCTTGTTTTTCTGTTAGTGATTCTATCTTATTATTAAATATACTACATATTTCGCCACTTATCTTTTGCAATTGATCTTCCATATTTAATTATTTATTATTTTTTGTTAAATTAGCGAGTTCTTCCTCTGCTACTTTCTTTATTTCTTCATTCGGTGGATTAGCTATAATGCTTTTAAACGC